GATGCCTCGATCTTCTGGATCTCGGCCTCGAAGAAGTGGCGCCACGTGGCGTCACAGTCCATGTCCCACGGGCCGGGCACGACGTCCGGGCCGGCGCCGATGGGGTCACGGTGGATGACCAAGCCGGCGGCGACGTTGCCGGGGGCCATGAACCGCTCGAATGCCTCTACGGCCGCGTGGAATGCGCCGCCGCCGATCCGGGCCCACTGGGGGATCTCGTACAGCGAGAAGGACTGCGCGACGCCCTGACGCGGTAGGCGCGTCAGTCGGTACTTGGTCGGGCACTCGCCGACCGTGCCGATCTGCGAGTGGCTGAGATGCGGCGGGAGGTCGGCCGGCGGGACGAGGGTCAGCAGTTCGGCGAAGGTGGCCGGGACGCCGCCAGGCGGGACGTAGGCGGGGCTGTACCCCGAGCCGATGTCGCCGGGCTGGCCGAGCAGCGGGACTGGCGGGACGCCGGGGGCCGGGGGCTGAGCAGGGGTCGTCATCGAGGCGGACTCCAGAATCTCGGCGGCGGTGCGGTACGCCTGTACGGTTTCGGTGAACACACCGCCGGTGTAGTCGGGGCCGACGCTCAGATCGATCGTCATGTCGTGGGCGCCGACCTGCGCGTGCGGCGGGACGCCGGGGATGTCGTCGACTTCGCCGCGCAGGTACGCGGTCACCTCGTCCCCGGACGCCTGACCAGGGAAACTCGGCAGCGAGTCGTTGACCACGTGCTCAGTCACGTCCACCTCGGCGCCGCCGAGCTCCACGGTCACGCGCCCCGCCGCCTCGGCGATGAGCGCGTCGAGCCCGGGGCGCTCGGTGGGACCGTCGAGGCGGTGCACGGAGTGGCTGGGATAGCGCCCGCACTGGTCGCCAGCGCCGTTGCGCTCGACCATCGCGGTGCACGTTGAGCCCGTGGCGCCGGGGCCGACCTCGAAGCGGTGCCGCGGCTCGTCGAGCCCGGCGTCAGCAGCCGGCGGGGCGCTGGTCGGGCGCAACTCGCCGGGGGCGACGGGGCGGGGCTGGGCCAGCGTCGCGATCACCTTGTCCAGCTGGCCGGCGGCGTGGCGCAGGGGCTCGATGTAGACGGTCTTGGCGCCCTTGAGCTTGGCCTTGTCGTAGAGGTCGGCCAGCATGCGATAGTCCCCGGACAGCTGCTCCAGCGCCGCGCGGAGTTCGTCGGGTCCCGGGGGCTGATCGTAGGGGTCGCTGCGCAGCGCGTCGAGCGTCCGCCATCCGAGCCGATCGCTCAGGTTCTTGATCTGGAGCATGATGTCTTTGTCCGGCATGGGGGTGATTCTCCTCGGGCTTCAGTCTGCGATGCGTCTGATACTACCAGGCTTCGCGCACCGGCACCAGAGGGTACTCACCGGTCGGGCAGTCGGCGCGCCATGCATCGGCGGCCACCCTCCCCGCCACGCCCGCGGCGGCGCCTTCGATCGCCCAGGTCACCGCGACGAGCATGGCCGGGGCGAGGGCGGTGTCGACGCTGCGCTGCCAGCGCTCGGCCATCGCGTCGAACCACGCACTCACCTCGGGATCGATGAGGTCGGACTGCTCGACGCGCGTGAGGCTGCCCTCGGCCACGGCGAGGTCGGTCAGCGAACCCGGTCCGGGGGCGAGGTGTTCCAGCACCGCGCCGGTCGGGTCGACGACGGGCAGCGGGAGTTCGCGCGGCATCGGGCCGGCCACGATCGCCACGGTGTGACTCGGGGTGGCGCGCCACGCCGCGATCAGCTCGGCGACCTCGCGGTGCTCGACGCGCCGCCGGCGCACCGCGGCGAGGGAGAGCGCGAGCAGGGCGAGGGCGGCCAGGCCGGCCACAGTGAACCCCGCGAACGCGTTCCACTGGTCGGTGGTCCAGTTGTTGAAGACGCTCATTCGATGATCTCCTTCTCGACGACCCAGACCGCATCGCCCTCGGTGGAGTGCGCCGCGAAGAACAGCCAGCCGTCCGGCGTGTCGTCTACGACGAAGCAACCGGCGTATTCCGCCTCATCCTTGGCTCGGGCCAGCGCTTTCCCGAGGTCGGTGAACAGGTGTGCCTCTGCGTACTTGTGTCGATCGTCGACCATCACGACGTAGATCATGACTCGGGATCCTCCTCGATCGGTTCGGGGTGCAGGCCGGCGGCGGCGAGGGTGGCCACGGCGTCGGCGTCGTCGAGCAGCACGAGCTGGACGGTATCGGCGGGGCTGAAGATCATCATCTCGGGCACGCCTTCCAGGAGAGCTGAACCCGCACCGTCGAGCATCGTGCAGTTGACCAGCACGCGCCGCGGGATGCCGTGCAGCAGCACCACGGCGCCGATCGGCACATCGCGCCACGGGATCGGGGGACTGAGGTTCATCCGGCGTCGACTCCTCGTAGGCGTAGCCGCAGACGCAGCAGTAGGGACGGGCGGGGGTCGTCGAACTCGATCTCGTCAGCGAAGTCGAGGTAACGGCGCGCCGGCCCGCGGACGGCGGGCGCGGGGTGCTCGGTGAGGCGTCGCATCTCGCGGCGGTTGCGGCGCAGACGGCGGCGTTCGGCCCTGGTCACAGCGCCTCGGACTCGCGACGTAGTGCTTCGGCCAGCTCGGCATACCCGGCGCTGTACATCGCCTGCTTGACGTTGCCGGGGAGCGCGGACCAGACCTCGGCGGCCGTGCGGGGCGCGGGTTCGGACGGCGAGGCCATCTCGATGGTCACACCGTGGGGGTGCTCAGCATCAAGCACCCCGCCAAGGCCATGGAACAACGCGCCATCGTCAACATGCCGCCAGACCGGATCCTCCTCGTACGGAAGGACGTAAGGCTCGTATCGCCGGTGCGGCTCGGCCGCACCGGCGAGCGCCACCGTGCCCTTGGGAACCTTCGGCAGAGACAGCACCAGAGGGTCGGCGGGCGTGGGCAACGCGATCAACGCCGCCTGCCACGGCAGGTTCATGTTTGAGTGCTCGCCGATGTCGACGTGCAGGTACTCGGCGATGCCGTTGGCCAGCCGGTCGGCCCATTCGGCGTTCTCGTCGCGTGCCTCGATCTCCTGCGACACGGCGACGTTGAGGCGCTCGACCTCGGCACGGGCCTCGTCGCGCTCACGCTCCAGGTCCACCAGTCGCCGGGCGATCTGTTGCGCCTGGCGCTCGACCTCGGCACGGGCCTCGTCGCGCTCACGCTCCCGAAGCGCGGCCATCTGCCCGAGGCGCTCCGAGAGCTGCAGGCGCTCGTTCAGCGCGTCCGGCACACGCTCGGGCCGGTCCACGCCGAGCGCTTCCATGACCTGCGCGAGGTTGCTCGACGGGTGCGGCAACTCTGGCGTGAGTTCGGCCGGCGGGCGGCAGGTCGCGCGCTCCCGAAAGAGCAGCCCGAGGTTCTGCATCTCGTCGACCGCGTTGATGGACTGCCCCTGCGACAGCCCGGCACGCTTGAGGGCGTCGTAGACCTTGACGAGAGTCTGCTCGTCGTAGGTCTCGGCGGCCGGCTCCGGCGCGGGGGTGCCGCCGACGAGCAGCGGGCGCCACGGGCCGTCCAGCCGGGGGCAGAACGAGCACTCAGCGCCGTTCTCCGGTACGTGCGCAGAGAAGGCCGTGATGGCCTGGCAGTCGTGCTGCCAGAGCGGCCAACCGCGGTCGTCGCGCGCCTGTACGGGCTGCTGCAGCAGCAGCTCGGCGATGCGGGCGAACAGCGCGCCGGCATCGGCGCCGTGGCGCGACTCATCAGGCGCGAGTCCAGCGCCGATGTCGAGTCCGTGCATGTACCGCTGGCTCGCGTACTGCCGTACGAGGTCGAGCACGGACACGTCGGACTGCTCCGGTTCGGCGACGGGCGGCTCTAGGTCGCGTTCCGCGACGTGCGCCTCGTCGTACACCGTGGCGCTGCACGACTTCGGGAAGCGGCAGCACCGGGGGTCGTAGGCGCCGGTCTCTGCCCCGGGCCAGTTCTCCACGCATCTACGGAGGCGCCGCTCCGGCAAGGACTCAGCCATGCCGGTCGGCGTTCGCGAGGTGCCGCGCGCGGTAGTGCCGCGACGGCGGGAGGGTAGCGGCGACGCAGGCCGGCCAGCGCGGGCAGCCGGCGGCCGGGGTGCCGGTGTCGTCGCCGGGGCCCGGGCGGGCGTCGCAGAGGTGCGCGAGGTCGGCCGCCGGGGCGCCGGGGAGGGCGGCGCGGCTCTTCATGAGGTCGGCTCGCTCTTCGGTCCGATCGCCCATGTGCAGCGGCAGCGCGGGCAGCGTACCTGTGTCGGCGCCTTGCGCCCGACTACCTGGTACGAGGGGTGGCCTTCGGTGTCGCAGCGCCGCCGGCCGGCGCGCGGGTCACGGCGTTCGCGCGCCCGGTCCATCGCCTCGCCGAGGATCTTCATCGCTTCATCGGTGTCCACGATCTCGACGGTACTGGACAGTATGCGATGCGTCAAGTACAGTTCAGGGAGATCGAACACCAGGAAGGGAGCACCGATGCCGAACCCGGTACCGGCCAAGTACACCGTGCAGCTCGGCCCCACCGTCACCCCCGAGGTCGGTGGCGAGTTGGCCGCCCTCGCCGAGCTGTCCGGGCTCAGCATGAGCGTGGTCGCGCGGCAGGCCATCGACAAGGGCCTGCCGCGGGTCCGGCGCGAGCTGGAGAGGACGCACGGGCTGCTCGGCGGTGAGCGCCTGCAGCACCACATCGACCAGGCGCGGGAGCGTGGCGAGCGGCAGGTGCGGCGCCGGCTCGACTACGACAAGCGCACCCGCGCAGGCGAGACGAGGATGGCCGAGACACTGCAGACGCGCAAGCAGCAGAGCGCCGCAGAGATCGCCCGCTAGGCGCTGACGCGCGCATAATCAGAACCCCCCGGCCGCCGGAGGCCAGGGGGTTTGACGTGCTGATTGGAGAATCACATGCACGATAGCATCGCAGCGCAGGTTGCGCAGCTGGAACACTACATCCGGCGTGGCTGGGCGCTGGTGCCACTACATGATGTGGGCGGCGCGCCGGGCGGGCCGTGCTCGTGCACGCTCGGCGCCGCGTGCCGGTCGGCCGGCAAGCACCCGCGGGCGCCGGAGTGGCAGCGTCCGGAGCATCTCGTGCGCGATGCGGCCACCCTGCAGGCTGCGCTGCAGCGCTGGCCCGGGTGCAACTGGGGCCTGGCCACGGGGCTCATCTCGGGGGTCTGGGCGCTGGACTACGACCCCAAGAACGTCGACCCCGCGCGCGCCGACGAGGTGGCCGCTGTGCTCGAAGCGTGCTGGGCCAGCGCGACATGGGTACAGCGCACCGGCTCGGGCGGGCTGCACTTCCTGTTCACGCTGCCCGAGGACTTCGTGCCCAACAACGGGGCGGGAGGGTTGCCGCCCGGGTTCGACGTGCGCGGGGCCCGCCGCGGGCAGGCCGGCGGCGGGCAGATCGTCATCGCGCCCTCGACGTCGGGCACGGGGGCGTACGAGGTACTCGCGGACCGGCCGCCGACCGCGCCGCCGGCCCTGGTGCTCGACGCCGTACGGCCGGCGCCGCCGCGGCCAACGGGGCTCGCCATGGGTGTCTCGCCGTCGATCACGGCGAGCCCGGACATGATCGGGCGCTATGTCGAGCGGGCGATCGACGGCGAACTCGCCGAACTGCGCGGGTGCTGGACGGAGCGCAACCAGCGGGCCTGGAGGGCGGCCGCGCGGTGCATCGAGATGATCAATACCGGGCTGGTCGGCGGCGAGGCGGTTTACGCGGCATGGTGGGCGGCCGCGGCGGCACACCCCGACCGGTCGGTGAACGTACCCGACATCGAGCTGCTGCGGGTCTGGGCCAGCGCGGAGCGGCACGTGGGCGACCGGCCGGCCGACCTCTCCACCGTGGGCGGGCCGTCAAGCTGGTGGGGCGGCGATGCCATCCTCCCTACCGGTGCCCCGGGTGTGCCGCTGCTGGGTGGCGGGCCCGGGGCGGCCGGCGGGGTGAGTGGTTATCCACAGGGTGCGCACGAGCCTGTGGATAAGGGCGTTGCCGAGGCGTTGCCGGGCGTTGCTTCGCAGGTCACGGGCGTTGTCGATGATCCCGTCACGGCGCTGATAGCAAGGATGCTCACGCCGGAGCAGCTCGACGAGCGCCCCAACCCGGTGCCGCTGATCAACGGGGTGCTGGACTGCGCGACGACCGCGTGGTTGATCGGCAAAAGTGGATCATGCAAGAGCTTCGTAGCACTGGATATCGCGGCACATATCGGTCGCGGTGATCCGTGGCGCGGCCGGGACGTGCACCAGGGGTTGGTGATCTACATCGTCGCCGAGGGTGATCAGGGCATGAAGTTGCGCCAGGCGGCGTGGCGGCGTGAGTACGGGTCGATGAAGGATGTGTTGTTCCTGCCTGAGCCCGTGCAGGCCGACGAGCGACGCACCCCCGGGGAGGGCGCGTGGTCGGTGCTGGTCGAGGCGTGCCGGCGACTGCGACCAGTGTTGGTGATCATCGACACACAGGCCCGGGTGACGATCGGGCTGAACGAGAACGACAACGGTGAGATGTCGTACTACGCCGAGCAGGCCGACCGGATCAAGCGGTCCAGCGGAGCGTGCGTGCTCACCGTGCACCACATCGGCCGCGGCGGTAACGACGCCCGGGGGGCGTCGTCACTGGACGGTGCGCAGGATGCCGAGCTGAAGGTCAAGCGCGAGGACAACGCGATGTCCATAGAGTTGATCATGGATAAGCAGAAGGACCAGGCAGCCCTGCCGGATATGACGATCCGGCTGAAGCGCAGCGCCGGCGGCGTCGATCCCGAGACCGGCCGAGACCTGTCCTCCCTGGTGCTGGACCACACCGAGGTGCCGATGCTCGGCGAGCCGATGGACGGCATGAGCATCACCATGCGGCGGACGCTCGCGCTGTTCAAGCTGGTCGACCGGCATTACGCCCGGGGCGAGGGCGGCACCAGGGCGGACATCAGAACGTTGTTCATGGGGTTGCCGGAGATCGCCGAGATGAAGGCCGGGTCCACGCGGCGGGCGGCGTGGGCGGACGCCTGGGGCGAGCTGATCAGCCGCGGCCGGGTGGCGCGGTTCGGCAACACCGATCGGTTCCGGGTGTTCAGCCCGCCGGACGGATCGGTGGACGGGTTGCTCGCCGTGAACGACGGGTCACCGAACGATGTTCCTCCGGAGGGGTGGTCGGTGCACTGGCCGGAGAGCGACAAGGCCATGCGCGAGGCCGAGCGTGGTATGAAATGACGGATATATGCGACATCGGAAGCGTTGCCGGGGGCGTGGTGAGACGTTTATCTAATCACGCCCCCAAAGCGTTGCCTAGGGCGTTGCCTCGATCAACTAGCGGCAACGCCCTAGGGCATTCCTCCTGGTGGGGGCACGTGTAAGGGGCGTTGCCGAGGGCGTTGTCTCGATCAACACGACAGCGTTGCCGGAGCCCGTTGCCGCCCCCCCTCTTAGGGGGGCAACGGGCAACGCCTGTGGCAACGGGTAGAGCAGCGATATGTGTTACCATGACGTCATGACAGAAGAGCGTCAGGCAACCACGGTGCGATTCACCCGGGGGCAGCTGAAGTGGATCAAGGATCACGCGTTCGAGTTGCGGTGCACACAGCAGGACGTGATCGAGGCGGCCATCGTGGCGGCCGGGGCCCCGAAAGCCGCGGGGGAGGGGGGCGCATGATCCCGCAGGCAACACCGCTGTTCGCGAGATCCGAGGGGAAGATCTACCTCGTGGTCGGCTGGGAGGACGACAACAGCAGGGGTGGGGCGCTCAAGCCCTACGGCGTGCAGCTCGAGCCGGCGGTTTCGAAGGACAGGGCCACGCCCCTCGGCGACGCCGTGTTCTCGCTCACGCCTCCCCGGTGACCACGGTGCCGCGCAACGTCTGGCTGGTGGCCGGGACGTCGGTGTTCGCGCCCTATCCGTGTCGGTGCCGGGGCGGGAGGGGGGCCGCGGGGGCGTGCGACCCGACGTGGTGCCCGTGCGCCGGCCGCCTCGACGTATGGAACTGGCCGGCGGGGTGCTGCGCCTGGTGGGCGACCCCCGCCGTGGCCGCCGCGGCACAGGCGGCGTACAGCGCGTCGCGTGGGTGGTCGTGATGGGCTATTGGGAGGATCGACGGGCCGAGATCGAACACGAGCGGCGCGTGACCGACCGCTGGTGGATGGCGTTGTTCGTGCTGGCCGGCCTCGTCGTGACGCTGCAACTCGTGGTCGTGGTCGTCGCGACGTACCGGTTACTCACGGTCGGATACTGGTGATCCTGCTAGACGTAGTATCAGACGCATGGTAGAGTGGCGAACATGACGAGGTTGCGGAAGATCGGGGCGCGGTTCACCGCGCCGTCGCCCAGGTGGCAGGGGATCATCGCCACGGCGGCGCTGTATTTGGCGTGGAGTATCGTCGTGCTCGTCACCCCCGTGGTCGACGTGGTCGTGCCGTTCGACGGGTGGGTGGGCACGGTCGGTGGCTTCATGTTCGGGGTGCTCTCGGGGGCGATCATTGCCCGAGTCGGCCTTCACGTGATGCATGTTGCACAGATCCGGCGCGAGATGGCCGCCGACGCCGAGGCGATGCGCCCCGCGATCGAGCGCTTCGAACGGGGCGAGCGGTGAACTGGAAGCGTTCGGTGCTCGCCGAGGCGTGGAAGGGGTCGGCGTGACGCTGCGACTCCGGCCGTACCAGCGCGAGTGTGTCGTCGCAGTGCACACCGCCCACGAGCGAGGTATACAGCGGCCAGCGATTGTCATGGCCACGGGCGGGGGGAAGACGCCGACGCTCGGTGAGATCGTGCGGACATCCCGCTATGCCACCGCCGGTGGCCGGCGGGCCGTCGTGCTGGCGCATCGCGAAGAGCTGGTGGAGCAGAACGCGCAGCGTATCCGTGATGTTGCCCCCGATCTGCGTGTCGGTGTGGTGATGGCCGGACGCAACGAGACGCAGGGGCACGTCATCTCGGCGTCGGTGCAGACTCTTGCCTCGCCGCTGCGATTGGCGCAGGTCCGCGACGTTGGCCTCGTCGTGGTCGACGAGTGCCATCACGCCGCGGCAGATACGTACCTCGCCGTGTTGCGGCATCTTGGCTGCTTCAGCGCCAGTGGGGCCCGGGCGCTCGGTGTCACCGCGACGATGAGCCGCGGGGACGACAAGGCGCTCGGCGACGTCTGGCAGGACGTCGTGTTCACGCGGGACATCGCCGACCTGATCAACGACCCCGAGGGGCCCTACTTGGTGCGTCCGGTCGGCATCAGGGTGCGGGTCGAGGATCTCGATCTGTCGCGGGTGCGCAAGGTGGCCGGGGACTTCTCGGGCAAAGGCCTCGGCGACGCGATCGAGGACAGCTTGGCGCCCAAGAAGATCGTCGAGGCGCTGCGCGAGCACGCCGCCGACCGGCAGACGATCCTGTTCGCGCCGCTCGTGCACACCGCCGAGGTCATCCGCGATGAGCTGCGGGAGGGCGGCTTCGCGGCCGAGGTCATCTCGGCCAAGACGCCCCGCGACGAGCGCCGCCGGCTGCTGCAGGCGTACCGCGACGGGCAGCTGCAGGTGTTGTGCAACGCGATGATCTTCACAGAGGGCACCGACCTGCCGATGACGTCGTGCATCGTGGTGGCCCGGCCGACGATGAGTGCGGCGCTGTTCATCCAGATGGTGGGCCGGGGCCTGCGGCTCTGGCCGGACAAGCGCGACTGCATCGTGCTCGACGTGGTGGGGGCGACCGGTCGGCATCGGCTCGCCGCGCCCATCGAACTCTGGGGCGACGAGGGTGTCGACCTCGACTCCAACGTGGCGTTGGAGCGTGAGGACGACATTCCAACGGATGACGACAATGCGTTGGAGCAGCAGGAGCTTGATCACCTGTTCGGCCTCGACGAGCCCGTGTACCGCGACGGGAAGCTCGTTACGGAGATCGTTGATCTCTTCGAGGGATCGGACGGCGGATGGCTGCGTACCCACGCCGGGGTTTGGTTCATTGCGGCCCCTGAGCGCTACGTGGCGGTCCTCCCGCGGGTGGATGGTGGGTACGGGGTGGTCAGCCTTCACTGGACGCGTGGCGGCGATTCCAGGTGGGTGATGGAGCGCTGCTCGGAGTTGAGCTACGCCATGGCGCACGCGACGGGCGACGTCACCGACGACGAGCGCGCGGCGATGGATGCGCGCGGCGCGGGCCGGCGGGCGGAGTTCGTCCCGAGCGCGGGGTGGAGGTCGGCCTCGCCGCGCGCCGAGGCGCGGCGCATCGGCCTGCCGGTCCCGGAGGGAGCTTCGGCCGGAGAGATCCGCAAGCTACTGACCGTGGCGTATGCCTCGGCGCGCATCGATGCGGCGCTTCCGCCGTGGGTGCGACGATGACGGGAGTGGACGTGGAGATCAGGTTCAAGGAGACCGGCCAGTACCTCGGCAAGTGTCACCAGTGGATCGGCGAACCGGCGCCGCCCGGGTTCCTGCCCGGCTGGTCTGCGGCCAGTGAATGCTGGTGGGTGTTGCTGGAGGGCGCCGGGCCGCTCGGTGGCCGGTGGATCATCGCGGGGTTCGACCGAGAGGCGGTCCGGCTCGCGGCCAAGGCGATCGTGCAGTATCGCGCGGCGCTGGAGGCCGGATCGTAGTGGACTCCGACAAGATCACCGAGCTGTTCTGGAAGGTCAACCGGCTGGGCAGCGAGGTCGATTACCTGGCCGCCAAGGTCAACGGGTTGCAGCTCAGGGTTGCTGAACTCGACGCGCAGCTGGCCGCGCACCGTGCCGAGTGTGTCGCGCTCGCCGCCGAGGTCTCGCCGCCGGCCAGTGATCGTGTAGAGTGATCGCCGTGACGGAGAGACGAGCGCGCCCGGTGTGCGACAGTGACGCCGACCTGAAGGCGCTGGCGCGTGCCTACGATCGAGGACATTCGATCCGTGTGATCGCCGAGACGCGGGGTTGGTCGTACGGGTTTACGCACGCCAGGCTGCTGATCGCCGAGGGCAAGGGCTTCACTTCGATCCGCTCGCGCGGCACCCGTACGATCAAATAACGGAAGCGCTGAAGATGGCACACAACGTCCGCGGCGCCGATGGTCGGCTACTGAAGAGCGTCGATGCCGCCGAGCGCCGCCGACTTGCAGCGCTGCTCCGTTCGCGGGGTGCCACTTGGAAGAAGGTGGCAGAGGAGTACTACCGCGGCAACGTCGGCAATGCGTTTACCGGTGTCCGGCAGTTCTGGGCGGAGCAGCCGGTCGAAACGGTCGAGGAGATCCGGGCGGCGATGCTCGCCAAGCTCGACGGTCTTGAGGCAGAGGTACGACGCGTCATGGCGCGCAAGCACTACCTCGTCGACAAGGGCGCGGTTGTCGTTGAGCACACGCAGGACTGCAATCTGGAGAACATCGGCGAGCGAGCGCGGCCCATCTGCGGCTGCCCGCGGATGCTCGACGACAAGCCGATCTACGAGGGTGTCGACAGGGTGCGTCAGCTGGTCGAAACGCAGCTCAAGTTGATTCCGGGCCTCGCCGCGCCGGCCAAGGTCGAGCAGCAGACCGACACCACAATCAGCTACGTGATCAATGTCACCCCCGAGGAGTTGGACAAGCTGTGAACCAGGGCACCGAATCGGAGTGGAACGAGGCACTGGGCAAGCTCGGTGAGCAGGTCGCCGAGGCTCTGGCCCCGACCGAGATGCGTCTGCAGGTCGAAGCGCTGCAGACGCGCAACGACGCCACGCTGCAGCGGATGGCGCGGCGCGGGCTGGCCGTACAGAAGATCGACATTCTGAGCGTGCGTCTGCAGATCCTCGTCGATCTGATGTTCGGCGACATGGATCAACCTAACCGCCTGGTGTACGAGCACGCCGTGCAGACCAAGTTCGCCGAGCTGCTGACCGACGCCGAGCAGCAGGCGAACCGATCCGCCCTGCTCAACGGTGTGCGCCTCGACCCGCGGCAGCAGCCCCCGCCGCAGGGCTGACAGGCGCACCCTTCGCCGTGACCGTCGTCGCGACCCGTGCGATCGAGCTGCGCGGTGCGTCGCGACAGCTGCTCTCGTGTCGTCGACCCGAGGTGCTGCTGGCCGGCCCCGCCGGTACCGGCAAGACGGTCGGCGGGTTGACCAAGCTGCACCTGGCGGCCATGAAGTACCCGGGGTCGACGCATCTGCTCGTGCGCAAGACGCTCGCCTCGCTCGGCGCCTCGACGTTGGAGATCTGGCGCAAGCACGTGGCCGCGCCGTCGTTGGCCATCGGCGAGATCGACTTCTATGGAGGTTCGCGCGAGGAGCCGGCGCAGTACCGCTACCTGCGCAACGGGTCCAAGATCGTTGTCGGTGGGCTGGACAAGCCGAGCAAGATCATGTCATCGGCCTACGATCTCATCGTCGTCGATGAGGCCACGGAGACGCTCGTCGGTGACTGGGAGGCCCTCCTCTCCCGGGGCCGCGGCGGCAACATGCCGTATTCCCAGCTCATCGGCATGTGCAACCCCGACGCCGAGCACCACTACCTCTACCAGCGCCACCTGTCCGGCGGGCTGGAGCTGCTGCACAGCAAGCACGAGCACAATCCCGCGTATTTCGGACCAGAAGGCCTACTGACCGAGGCCGGCGCGGCGTACATCGCCCGTCTCGACGCGCTGACCGGCGTGCGCCTGCAGCGCCTGCGGTACGGCCGGTGGGTGGCCGCCGAGGGCGTGATCTACGAGGCGTGGGACCCGGCGGTCCACCTGGTCGACGCGCTGCCCGCCGGCGCCGAGTCGTGGGTGCGCTGGTGGTCGGTCGACTTCGGCTACCGCAACCCCTTCGTGCTGCAGTGCTGGGCGGAGGACGGCGACGGCCGCCTCTGGCTGTACCGCGAGATCTACATGACCGGCCGCCTGGTCGAGGACCACGCCCGGAAGATCCTCAAGATCGTTGCGCCGGGCGGCCAGTGGCGTGAGCCACGCCCGCGGGCGATCATCTGCGACCACGACGCCGAAGACCGCGCCACGCTGGAGCGTCACCTCAGCATGCGCACGGTGGCCGCGCAGAAGCAGGTCACGCCCGGCATCGAGGCGGTGCAGTCCCGGCTGGGGAGGGAAGCCGACGAGACGAGGGGACTCAAGGCCCTGCCGGCTCGCCTGTTCATCGTGCGCGATGCGCTCGTCGAGCGCGACAAGGCGCTCGCCGAGGCCGGCAAGCCGGCGTGCACGCGCGAGGAGGTCACCGGCTACGTCTGGGCGCCCGACGTCAACGGCCGGCCCGCCAAGGAGGAACCGGACAAAGAGAATGATCACGGCATGGACGCCATGCGATACATGATCGCCGAGCGCGATCTCAGCGGTCGCCCCAGCATTCGTCCGCTCCGGCGTTGACAAGTACACCATGCCATGCGCTGGCCAACATGGAGGCCACGGCGCGGGAGTTGCTCGTGGTCAAGGTCTGCGCTGACGGATTCAAGATCACTCAGGCCATGGTCGACGCTGAGATCGTGGCCGCGATCGCCGCCCGACCCCGACCGTTCCAGGTCGGGCGCGCCCCTCTGATCATTGGTGTCAACGCCGACGTGATCATGTTCGCATGAGCGACAATGATCCACTGGTGACGATCACCGTTCGCTTGTCGACTTTGCGCACGGCACTCAGTGCGCTGTTTACGCTGGCGCGAGAGTTCGAGAAGCCGAGCAACGTTGATCAGGTGATGTCGGCATATGCTGAGTTGCGCGAGGCGGCGCGCAGGCGTTGACACGTACACCATGCGTCGTGTACAGTAAGAGCTGCAAGCGAGAGTGCCACTCGAAAACCGGCAGGCAGAGGCCGACTGCTGACACACTCAGGCCGAGAGTGCCACTCCAACAAAAGGCACGCGGGACAGGCCACGATCACCGCGGAGACAACGAGCGTGGCGCCTTCCTGTCAGCGTCCGGGGGCGTTGACAAGTACGCTACGCATGGTAGACTAGTTGCATGGGCCAACGCATTGTAATGTTCTCCGGCGGCGTGACATCATGGGCGGTTGCGCGCTTGCTGGCCGATCGACACGGTACTGATGGCATGGTACTGCTGTTCGCTGACACTCTCGTCGAGGACGACGACTTGTATCTATTTCTCGCCGAGGCCAGCGACGACATCAGGGTGCCGGTCACGAGGGTTGCGGATGGACGGAAGCCCTGGGAGGTTTTCCGTGATCGAAAGTGGATCGGCAACACGCGTACGGCTCACTGCTCAGAACTGCTCAAGCAGGTTCCAGCTCGAAGGTGGCTAGAGGCGAATAGCGACCCCACGGCTGATGTCGTTTACTTGGGGATCGACTGGACAGAGACGCATCGTATCCCGAAAATCGAAGCTGGATACAAACCATGGGGCGTCGAATTTCCGCTGACCGATCCGCCTTATTGGGATAAGGATGCATGGATCGCCAGTGCGAACGCTCGGGGAATTCGCACTCCCCGTTTATATGATCTTGGTTTTTTGCATAACAATTGCGGCGGGGCCTGCGTCAAGGGTGGACAGGCGCAGTGGGCGCACTTGCTTGAGGTCTTTCCCGACAGATTCCTCGACAACGAGCAAGCGGAATCCCAGCTACGCGCCGATCTTGGGACTGATGCAACGATTTTGCGTGACCGTCGGGGTGGCGTGACGAAGCCGCTTCCGTTGAGCGTGCTCCGGCGCCGGATTCAGGGCGCCGACGAGTCTCCCGTCGATCGCGATGACTGGGGCGGTTGCGGCTGCTTCGTGGATTGAGCCACTAACGTCAGACGCCAGTGATCGGCTACGCTGTGCCGCATGGTGAGCGTGGCGTGGTCGATCTCGGGGCGTGAGAGCGTGCTCGGCATCCTGGCGCGCTGGTTGCGCCGCAGGGGCCGGGAGGTGCGCGCGTTCCTCGCCGTGGCGATCCGCTTCGTGATGGTCCTGGCCGCCCTCGGCGCGTTCGTCTGGGCGGCGTGGCGCTGGGACATGTCCGCCGGGCTCGTCGTGGCCGGCGCGTCGCTGCTGCTGCTGGAGTGGATCGTGAAGCGGCGGTGAGTGCTGACATCGTGTACACACCGCCGCAGCCACACCGTTGCATGCCCGGCATAGGGCACGGGGTGTCCGGCACGGTCATCGAGTGCGACGAGTGTGGTTGGTCGTGGGTCGCCTATCGACCCGACCCCGCGGCCGGGTGGGCGCCGAGCATCGTTCGCTGGCGCCGCGAGGGCATCCTCGCCCGGTGGCGTCGGCGTCGGACGGCGCGTCGTGCGTAGTCCAGTCGGTGAGCTGCTGAGCGCCGCCAGCCGCGTGCTGGCCCGCCCACGCAACGACGCCGCGGTGCCGTACGTCGGCCGCGGCGGGTACGGCGGGACCGCGGTGTCGTCTGCGACCGGCGACCAGACCGCGGCGCTGGAGGCCACGGGGGCGAACGGAACCCTGTTCGCGATCATCAACCAGCTGTCGACCTCGGTGGCCGCCCTCGACTGGCACATGCACCAGACGGGCAAGGCGCAGACCGTCGTGTGCGAGGTCTGCGAAGAGCCCGGCGTGCGCTACGTGGCCGAGCATCCCTCGCTCGCGGTGTGGAGCAAGCCCAACGACTTCTTCACCTCGATGCTCTACGTCGAGACGTTCCAGCAGCATCTCGACCTGGTGGGCGAGGCGTGGTGGGTGGTGGCCTACCTCGGCAACCGCCCGATCGAGCTGTGGCCGGTGCGGCCCGACCGCATGGCGCCGGTGCGCGACCCCAAGAAATTCATATCCGGCTATGTCTACCGCGCCCCGGACGGCCAGCTGATCCCGCTGCGTCTCGACGAGGTCGTCATGCTGCGCACCCCTGCGCCGTGGGACCCGTACCGCGGGGCCGGCGCCGTGCAGACGCTGATCTCGCAGCTCTACGGGGCGAAGTACGCCAGCGAGTGGAACCGGCGGTTCTTCGAGAACTCGGCCATTCCGGGCGGCGTGATCGAGATGCCGGTGCACCTGAGCGATCCCGAATGGGACGAGTTCCAGGCTCGTTGGGCCGAGTCGCACCGCGGTGTTCGCAACGCGCACACGGTGGCCACGCTGGAGCACGGCGCCAAGTGGATCGACACAAAGTATACCCAAAAGGACATGGAGTTCTCCGAGCTGCGCCGAGCGACCCGCGAGGAGATCCGCGAGGCGTTCGCCGTGCACTCCCAGGTCCTGGGCCTGAGCGAGAACGTCAACCGCGCCAACGCCGAGGCGGGCGAGTACGGCTGGGCCAAGCGGCTCGTCGTGCCCCGCGGCGAGCGGATCAAGGACGCGCTCAACGGCCCCTACCTCAAGCTCTTCGGCGCGATGGGCAAGGGCTACGAGTACGCCTATACCTCGCCCGTCCCCGAGGACCGCGAGGCCGACAACGCCGAGCGCACGAGCAAGGCGCAGGCGTACTCGATCCTCATCGCCGCGGGCGTCGACCCCGACGACGCCGCGCAGCAGGCCGGCCTCCCCCCGATGCGCCGCGCGCCGGCCCCGCGTCCCCAACCCGCCCCCGCCGGCCCCGACCGCGGGGGCGGCGATGACAGCGCTGCCCGATGAGCTGGTTTGGTCGCTAGGCCGGGTGGTCCCCGCGGCGGCCGCGACCGCCGGCCCGGATCGCGGGGTGACCACGCTCGGCGCGCTCTGGTCGCGCACCCTCGACGACACGATCGCCCGCTGGCAGGCGGAGGTGAGCCCGCTGCAGCAGGCCAGCATCGAGCGGCAGGTCGAAGCGGCGGTGCACGCGCAGGCGCCGGGCGACCTCACCGCGCTCGGGGTGCCGGTGTTCGCCGAGAGCGAGCGCCTGATCGAGGACGCCATGCGCACCGTGGCGTCGGCCGGCGCCGCTGCCGTGGTCGCCGAGGCGCGCACGGCCGGGCTGGAGCTTGGCGCGCCGCCGCCCCTCGCGGCCGTGACGCTGGCGACGTGGGCCCGGGCCGCGGCCGACCTGCTCGCCGCCGGCTTGTCGCTCGGCGTCGCCCGCGAAGCCCTGCGACAGTTCCGGCCCGGAGCGACGGCGGCCGCGGTGACCGAGGGGGTGCGCGCTTACCTCGGCGGGCTGAGCGACCGGCCGTTGCGCGACGTCATCGGCGGGGCGCTGACCCGCGCGCAGAACCTCGGCCGCCTGCAGGTGTACGCCGGGCCGAAGCCGCCGCGCTGGTCGGTGCGGCTCATCGCCGACGAGACGCTCGACGAGCGCACGTGCGGACCGTGCGCCAAGATCGATCACACCGAGCTGCCCTCGCCCGACGCTGCCGCCCTGGCCTACGGCGGCGGCGGGTACCTGTTCTGCCAGGGCGGCGAGCGCTGCCGCGGCACCGTGCGCGGCATCTGGGAGCGAGAGCCCGACGCCGCCGAGTACGGCGACCACGCCGACGTACTCGCGCCGCTTGGCGCCGCCCTCGCCCGGGCGATGACATACTCGGACAGCCCCAGCGGCAGGAGGATGGCGCGATGAAGGTAGACCTGCAGCGACTGCACAACCTGGCCGAGGCGGCGCGCGCGAAGGCGCAGAGCGCGCAGCAGTCGCGCACCGGCCGGTCGTGGTACAAGATCGAGAACAAGGCCGGTGAGGCCGAGGCGTCGATCTACGTCTATGAGATGATCGGCGATTGGGGCGTGACCGCGCAGGACTTCGTCAACGACCTGCGCTCGGTCAAGGCCTCGGCCATCGCGCTGCACGTCAACTGCGAGGGCGGCGAGGTGTTCGACGGGCTCGCCATGTACGAGTCTCTCGTGCAGCACCCCGCGACCATCACCGGCTACGTGGACGGCATCGCCGCCTCGGCGGCGAGCTTCCTCGTGCAGGCGGCCGACAAGATCGTCATGGCGCCGCGGGCCCGGATGATGATCCACGACGCGCACGGCATCGTCATGGGCAACGCCCGCGACATGCGCGAGATGGCCACCCTCCTGGACGACCTGTCCGACACCATCGCCGACATCTACGCCGAGCGCTCCGGCAAGTCGCGCGCGGAGTGGCGCGAGGCCATGCGGGCGGGCGAGGGCGGCCCCGATGGCACCTGGTACGACGCCGCGGCCGCCGTGAAGGCCGGCCTGGCCGACGAGGTGCGCGGCGCGGACGGCAAGACCACGGACGCGCGGGCCGAGGCGCCAGAGAGCGTCCAGCTGGCCGAGATGCAGGAGTTCGCGGCGAGCTGGGACGCCGGGGCGTTCCTCGCCGCCGTCCGTGAGGTGGACGATCCGCCGGTCCCTGTCCAGATTCCGGACGGCCGGGCACTCCTCGAAATGTTCAAGACCCCGTAGCATGCAGATCATCGAATCGCAAGAGACAGGAGTCGGCGTGAACCCGTTCGCACTGAACCGGCGGGAGCGCCGGTTGCTCGCCCGCCGCGGCATCGACGTGTCGCAGCTCGGTCGCGTGTACAACCGCCTGCCCGGCCGCGCCCTCCCGCCGCCGGCCCCGCCCGCCCCGGCGCCGGCCGACAACTTCGGCCCCCTGCCGGAGAACGGCGCGGACTGGGAGCACTACCTCACCGGGCTCGACACGCCCGAGGCGTTCGCGGCCGACTTCCAGTCGGGCCGGTTCAAGGCGGCGCTGAACTCCTACGCCAACGCCCGCGGCAAGGAGCGCGAGGAGCTGCTCGGTCAGCTGCGCGAGCAGACCGAGACGCAGCTCACGGAGTGGCTCAAGGAGAACCAGTCCGCGTTCCCGGGCAACGTGATCAAGATCCCGGACCTCGACGAGAGCAAGCGCTCGGCGGGCGCCCGGCCGTCCCCGGTGTACGACAACCCGCGGGCGAAGGGCGCGCCCCTCAACGGGGTGTGGCCGGACTTCTATACGTACCTACAGGACATCTGGCACAGCAAGGGCAACGGCGCGCTGAGCGCCGAGGCGCGCGAGCGCATGTCGATCTACAACACCTACTCCGAGAAGGTGCCGAGCGAGGGCGGCTTCCTCGTCCCCGAGGAGTTCCGCTCGCAGATCATGCGCCTGTCGCTGGACAGCGCGATCGTGCGGCCGCGGGCGACCATCATCCCGATGGGCTCGCCGCGGGTGCACATCCCGACGATCGACGAGACCTCGCGCGTCTCCTCGATTTTCGGTGGCGTGGTCGTCTACCGGACCGAGGAGGGCGCCGAGCTGACCGAGTCGAGCGCGTCGTTCGCCTCGATCAAGCTCGACGTGACCAAGCAGACCGCGTTGAGCCACGTGCCCAACGAGCTGATCCGGGACTGGGGCGGCTTCACGGCGTTCATGGACGCCACCCTCCCGCCGGCCATGGCGTACTACGAGGATCTCGACTACATCTCCGGCTCGGGCGTCGGTGCGCCGCTGGGCGCGCTGTCCCCGGCGAACACGGCGCTGTTGGTCATCTCCGGCGCGTCCGGGCAGACGGCCTCCACGATCGTGTGGGAGAACGTCATCGCGATGTACGCCCGGATGCTCCCGAGCAGCCTGGCCAACGCGGTGTGGCTGGCCTCCCCCGACGTGTTCGTGCAGCTGGCCACGATGGCGCTGTCGGTCGGCACCGGCGGTTCGGCGATCTGGCTGACCAACGGCCGCGACGCGCCGGTGCTCACCCTGCTCGGCCGGCCGGTCATCATGACCGAGAAGGCGCCGGCCGCGCTGGGCACGCAGGGCGACCTGTCGCTCGTCGACTGGACGATGTACCTGATCGGCGACTACCAGAACATGACGGTGGACTCCTCGCCGCACGTCAAGTTCACCTCGGACAAGACCACGTTCCGGGCCATCGCCCGCAACGACGGCCGGCCGTGGCTGCAGTCGCCCCTCACTCCGCACAACAACTCGGCGACGCTCAGCCCGTTCATCACGCTCGCCACTCGCTGATCTTGAGGCGCTGCACGCTGGCGCAGGCGATGAGATAGATAGGCCCCCTGGTAGTTCGCGCGTAGGGGGGCTCGAAGTCCTTGACATTGGCCATAGGCGCTCTACGAAAGCATGTCAGGGCACACGCGGCGGTGCGCTCACAGATCGGCCGCCGCGCACGCTCTCGCCCGTACCCGGATCGCCCGGGAGTAGGGCCTACAGCCCGGCAATCAACCCCCGGGGCTGGGAGGATGGCACCATGTTCCAGGAAGGGCTCGGCCGGCTGTTCGACATCAGTAATGCTGTCGCGCCGGTCGACATCAACACCTCGGACGCTGCGACCGGTGTCCGCATCGCGATGTCCGGGCACACCGGTATCGCGATCGTGTTGTTCACGCTGGTCGGCGGCGCCGACGACATCACGGTCGACGTGCAGCAGCACACCGCGTACACCGGCGGCACGTCGGCTGACCTCGATGCCGCGGCCGTCGCCACGTCGAGCGGCATCGATCACTACTACATCAAGGCGGAGACGGCCCTCGATGGCGACGAGGCGTGGGTCAAGGTCACGCAGTCGGTTGCCAGCGAGGTCGTCATCGTCGGCGCGACCTACGGCACTCAGCAGAAGCTCGTCGTGATCCAGGTCGGCGCCGACCAGCTCGGCGACGGGTACACGCACCTGAGCGCCAACATCGCGTGCACCACGTCCACGTCGCAGCTGCTCGCCATGCTGTACATCCCGTACGACCTCGCCGTGCAGCGCGCGCCGGTCAACCGGCCGAACCTGCTGCGTCCCGGCGCAGCGAACGCGTGATGGGGGACTGACAAATGGCTGTCCTCAACAACGCGTCCGCGTTCCGCAACGCCATCTTCGGCGGTGCGCCGGTCAGCAAGTCGACCGGCACCCTCGCGGCAACGACGGTCGACCTGTTCGTCATTGCCGGCGGCGAAGTCATGGTTACGGCGCTGTGGGGCAAGGTCACGACCGCGGTCACCGTGGCCAACTCCTACAAGCTCATCGCCACGCCGACGACGGGCGCCTCGCAGGATCTCTGCGCGGCCACCGACATCGGTACGACCGACACCATCGCCGGGACGCTGCTCACCTTCGGGTTGGACACGACCACGGCGCCGCGCAAGCTGATGTCCATCGGCTACGGCGTGGCGCTGGGCCCGGTGCCGGTGACCACTGGCAAGATCCAGTCTGTCTCGGCCGGCACGGACGGCGTGATCACGTGGTACGTCACGTGGGTCCCGCTGACGGACGGCGCGACGCTGGTCGCGGCCTGATCATCGGGCGACGGTGATCGATGCGCGGTACGGTGTGCGCATCGGTCACCAGCACGAAGGAGAGATCATGAGTGGCGTGTTCAACCCCAACGAGCCGGGCATCGTGGCCACCGACGACGAGGCCGTCGCCAAGGCCCACGGGCTGACGGAGTGGGACGAGGGGCGCGGGCAGTACGTCAAGCTGCCCCAGCCGTCCGACGCCGGCCAGCGCGACGGCTGGGCGAAGCCCGACCACGAGAACTACGATGCCGAGCGCGTCGAGCAGCAGCAGCGTGAGGCCGACGAGCAGCAGCAGCGTGAGGCCGACGAGCGGCAGCAGCGCGAGGCGCGCGACGAGGATCCGGCCGAGCATGACGCGCTCGCCGCCGGCAACCCTCCCGGCGCGCAGCCGGCCGCCGAGGAGTCGGACAACGCCGAGCCGCTGATCGCCGGCGAGGACGGCCCCGAGGCGGCGCCGACGTCGGGGCGCAAGCGCAAGTGATCAAGCCAGGCGAGGCCATCCCGCGGCCGGGCGAGGGGCTATTCTTCCAGCCCGCGCCCGCCGCGGGCGCCGCAGACGAGGACGGGGCGGGAGGCGAGCAGCCATCTCCTGGTATCAGCTCATCAGCATCATCGACCTCAACGCCGACGAGCAGCGAGCCTGGATCGACGCGCCGCCCTCGGCCTGTCCGCGGGACGGCGAGCCGTTGAAGACCGGACCGGACGGCGAGCTGTTCTGCCCGGCGGACGGTTGGCGCTGGGACGGTACACCCGAGGGGAAGCGAGGCACCGCATGAACGACGAACCGGTGAGCACCGAGCCCGGGTGTCTGCACCCCAGCTGCGTGCTCGACCACCCACACGCGGGCCCCGCGGTGCTCGCCTCACCCCTCGTTGCGGGCGCGGCCAAGCTGCAGGCGCACGCCCGCGGCACCGTGACCCGTCCAGAGGATGGCGACCGTGGCTGAGGGCATGGGGTCGGCCGGCGCCAACACCGCGCTCGACGCGCTCGTTGCGGCGTATACCTGGGTCAAGCTCCACGTCGGCGCGCCCGGCGCCGCCGGCACGAGCAACGCTGCCGTGGAGACGACGCGCAAGCAGGCGACTTGGCGGGCGTCGGCCAGTGGTGCAACGTCGCAGTCCAACGCGCTGACGTGGACGTCGGTGGCCGGTAGCGAGGACTTCACGCACTTCACGGTATGGACCGCGTCGAGCGCCGGAACGTTCGGGTTCAGCGGCACCATCACCGCGAACCCCGTCACTGCGGGCGACACGTTCACCATCGCTATCGACGATCTCGACGTCTCGTACACCCTGGCCAGCTGAGGGGCATCCATGGATTTCTATTTCGCGACCCCCATCGGTCCGTTTCCCACGGCGGCCAGCTCGGCGTTCGCCTCGTTCACCACGAAGCAGGACGTCAGCCCCCAGCCGCTGCCGATCATGGCCGCCTACCAGCCACGCCTGGGGTCCAAGCTCTGGATCAAGGCGAACGGCGAGTTCAGCACCACGGGCACGCCGAACCTGACGCTCGGGCTCTACATCGGCACCCTCGCCGCGGCGATCACGACCGACATCGCGCTGTCCTCGGTCATCACCACGGGCTCGGGCGCCGCCGCCTGGCCGTGGGAAATGGAGTGGCTCGGCACGTTCACCGCGGTCGGCACCTCGGGTACGGTCGTCGGCTCGGGTGAGCTGAAGCTCGGTACCTCGCTGACCGCGTGGACATCGACGCCGATCCCGATCACGCAGGCACTGCGCACGGTCACGTGGGACACCACGATCGCCCGCGCGATCGGTGTGTCCGGTACCTGGTCGGCGTCGAGCGCGTCGAACATCGTCAAGACGAACAGTCTCGTCGCCATGCTGCTCAACTGATCGGGGAACGTCGATGACACTGGGGCTCCCGCTGACGCAGACCGACATCAATGTCAAGGCTGCGTCGCTGGCGATCGACCTGATCAACGCGCTCGCCGCCTGCAAGCGGTTCAAGACCGAGTTGCTCGACAACACGAACATCATCGCCAACGATGCGGCGCTGGTGGCGATGGGGTTCACGGCCGGTGAGGTGACCACTCTGCGCGCGGCGTTCGCCGCCGCATCCAAGCTGTCGGACATCGCCAACGCCCTCGACGTGCAGACCCCGGCAAGCAATTTCCTAGTCGACCTCCGGAAGCTGCGCGGCGCCGTCGTTTAACGATCTAGAGAGGCGGCGCCATGTCGGCAGACGTCGCCGAGGTCGTGTTCTACACCGAGGACGCAGCCAGCCCGATCACCGTCCTGAAGCCCGCGGGGTTCGCCAGCGGACAGATGCTGATCTTCGTGCTGGGGCAGGATGGCGCGGCGGTCACCGACCTCACGCGGCCGTCCGACTGGTCCGACGTTGCCAGCGTCACGGGCACCGGTACGGTCCAGGCCAAGGCATGGTCGCACGTCTATACCGGCGGTGACCCTGCGTCGTGGGACTTCGCCTACGATCCGGGCGGTGATGTCGCCGGCGTGCTGTTCCGGATCACCGGCGAGGACACCACTCCCACCATCGTCTCGGTCACCACGGCCGCCGGCCCCAGCGGCGGAACGATGTCCTCGCCGACCGCGACGCCGACCGGCAGCGACGACCTCATGCTGTCGGTGGTCTGCATCTACGGCTCGGGCAACACGCTGGTGCGCACGGCGCCGACCGGCACGGTCGATCAGGGCTCCGGCCAGCTGCTGACCTTCCAGGCCATCGCCGCAGCCACCAAGCAGCTGAGCAGCGGCTCGGCCACGGGCGCCCAGCAGTGGACGAGCATTACGCCGGCGAACTCCGGCGGCGCGTCATTCACCATCCTGATCAAGAGCGCCGCCGGCGCGCCGGCCGCCGACCAGTCGGCACCGCCCCTGCCGAACATCCCGCTACCCCTGCTGCTGCAGGTGGTCGCGGCGAGGGCGGCCACGCTGCGCACCGAGACGACACCGGCCACAGTGACCGGTACGGCTGTGGCCACCCTCGGCGCGCTGACCGGCACCATCACCGGGACGGTCATCGCGAACGCCGATGCCGCGCCGCCGTTCCGGCCGGCCATCCCCCTGCCGCTGCTGCTGCAGCTCGCCGCGGCCAAGGCCGCCACACTGCGCCCCGATCGCACGGCGGCCACCGTGCCCGGCGTCGCCGTGGCCGCCCTCGGCGGGCTCGGTGCCACGATCGCCGGTACGCCGACCGTGCTGGGCACGGCGGCGGCAACCCTCGGCGGGCTGAGCTCGACCATCGTCGGCACCCCGACGGTCACCGGCACCGCCGCGGCGCCGCTGGGCCGCCTCACGGGTGCGGCCGTCGTCGGCGCCGCCGCGGTCACCGGTACGGCAAACGCGGCGCTCGGCGGCCTGGCAGCCACAGTGGTGGGCAAGCTGACCGTGCCGGCCACGGCGGCCGCCGCCCTTGGCGGCCTGACCGCCACCGTGATCGGCCGCCGTACGACGCCCGGCACCGCGTTCGCCCCGCTGGGGGGGGCGGCCGCAATCGCCGCGGGAACGCGCACGACCCGCGGCACCGCGACGGCGACGCTCGGCGGGTTGACGGCCGCGGTGAGCGGTGCCGCGGCCAGTACCAGGCTCACCGGCGAGGCGCACGGACCGTTGCCCCTCGCCGCCGGCGCGGTGACCGTGCATACTGGCACCATCGCCGGGGCGATCACCTGATGAGTGGGCCAGCCTGGATAGCCCCGGCGAGACAACTGCATAGCCCCCTGACCTGCCCAGCATCACCGGGCTAGGACAGAAAGCGAGTCGAAGGTGCGGGATGGGCATTTGGTACTGCACTCGCGAGAGCGTGAAGAGCGCCCTCGACGAGGCTGAGACAGCGCGCAGCAATGCGCAGATCGACGACGCCATCGAGCAGGGTGCGCGTGACGTCGAGGGTTTGACGCACCGCGAGAGCTTCGCCCCGGTGCTCGCCACCAGGTATTTCGACTACCCGTCACAGACCGGCCGCCCCCCGTCGTGGCGCCTCTGGTTGGGTCATCATGCGCTGCTCTCGCTGACCTCCCTCACGGCCGGGGGCGGTACGCAGACGATCACCCCCGCGCAGTACCTGTTGGAGCCGATCAACTCTGGTCCTCCGTACAACCGCATCGAGATCAACCTCGGCGGCTCGGGCTCGTTCAGCGCGGGCAGCACGCACCAGCGCGCCATCGCCGCCACGGGGCTCTGGGGCGTCAGCAACGAGCGCACGAGCATCGGGAGCCTGAGCGGCAGCCTGGCCGGCACGGTCGGCGCCACGGCCAGCCTCGCGTGGACGACGGCACGCTTCGGCGTGGGCGACCTGCTGTTCGTGGACTCCGAGGCCGTGATCATCACGGAGCGGACGTTCGTCGACTCGACGCAGAATCTCGGCGCGACGATCACCGCGAGCGAGGCCGACACCACGATCGCCGTGAGCGACGGCACCGGCTTCGCGGTCGAGGAGATCATCTCGATCGGCTCGGAGCGCATGCGCATCGTCGACATCGTGGGCAACAGCCTGACGGTCAAGCGGGCGTGGGACGGCTCGCAGGCGGCCGCGCACAGCATCAACGCCGACATCTACGCGCTGACCGGCGTCGAGCTGGCTCGGGCCCAGGCGGGCACGACGATCGCCGCGCACAGCGCCTCGGCGGTCGTATACCGCTGGGTTCCGCCCGGCCTGGTGGCCACCCTCAACCGTGCCTACGCGCTCAACACGCTGCTGCAGGAGCGCTCGGGCTGGAACCGCGCGCTGCAGACCAGCCAGGACACCGCGGTAGAGTTCTCCGGCCGCGGGATCGCCAAGCTGGAGCGCGACGTGGTGGCGCGCTACGGCCGCGTGGCCAGGACGCGAGCGATCGTATGATCAACGTCAGCGCCAGGGCGTACGGGCCCGTGTTCGACGGCCGGCTGGCCGGCGCCGTCGCACACGCGGTCGACGAGGCCGAGCAGGAGATCGCCACCCTCGGCGCCACGCACCTGCGCGGCGACCTCGGCGTGCCGCCGTTCAAGAATCCCACGGGCTGGTACCGCTCGCACATCACCCCCAAGCGCCTCGGCGCGGTCTGGGTCGTACAGGACTCGGGTGTGATCTATGGGCCGTGGCTGGCCGGTACCGGGTCGCGCAACTCGACGACCAGGTTCAAGGGCTATGCGCACTGGCGTCGGCTCATCACCTACCTGCACACGATCGCCCGGTCGACCACCGAGAAGATCATCGCGCGAGCGATCGCGAGGCTCGGATGACCGGCGTCGGCGCCGGCTCGGTGCTCGTCGCGCTGCTCGACCACGCCAAGGCCATCGGCAGCATCGAGGTGGCGCGCCTCGGGGAGTTCAAGAGCGCGCCGCCCAAGGGCCTGACGTTCGCGGTCTGGGCGCAGCAGCTCGGGCCGGCCACGTCGGGGCACGGGCTGAGCACCACGGCCGCCGTGCTGCAGGCGACGGCCCGCCTGCACATTCCGATGCTGACCAAGCCGGAAGAGCTGGTGGAGGTGCGCATCACGGACGCTGCCGATGCCTACCTCGGGCGCCTGTCGGGGGCGTTCACGCTCGGCGGACTGGCGCGCAACGTCGATCTGCTCGGCGAGCAGGGTGAGCCGATGGTCTGGAAGTACGGATACATCACCGTCGACAACACCATGTACCGCATCGCGGAACTGCAGATATATATCGTCTTCAATGATACGTGGGTGCAGAGTGCGTAGGGCTCGTGGTTCGCAGGCGTGTTCACCCCGCCCGTACACCCCCCGTAACTGCGTCGTTGGATCGCTGTCGCTGTGGAGGTTGCCGTAATGGCCGGCAAGTCGAGCGGAATGGGCGCCGCCCTGTGGGTCGCCGGGTACGACGTGGGCGCCAGCACCAACAGCCTGTCGCGCATCGGCGGCGGGCCGGCGGCGATCGACATGACCGACATCACGCAGTCCGCGGTGTCCCGCCTCGCAGGCGAGCGAGACGGCGGCATGGAGATCGTGTCGTACTGGAACCCCGACGCGGGTGGCTCGCACGCGGCGTACTCGACCCTGCCGACCTCCGACGTGGTAGCGACCTACGCGCACACGCAGGCGATCGGCGGACCGAGCGCCAGCGTGATCGGCAAGCAGATCAACTACGACGGCAACCGCACGCAGGACGGCGGCTTCCTGCTGAACGTGCAGGCGCTCGCCAACGGCTACGGTCTGCAGTGGGCGTTCCAGGCCACGGCCGGCCGCCGGGTCGACGCCGCGGCCACGAGCGCCGCCTCGGTGACCGCCCTCGACCAGCTCACCGCCTCGCCCGGCGCGTTCGGCCTGGTGATGTGGGTACACCTGTTCTCGCTGGGCTCGGGCTCGGTGACGATCAAGCTGCAGGAGTCCAGCGACAACGGCGCCGACGCCTACGCCGACGTGGTGGGTGCGACGACCGGCGCCCTCGCGGCGGCGCCGACGGCGCTGCGCATCGCGACCGGCGCGATCGCGGTCGAGCGGTACCTCAAGGTCGTGACCACGGGGACATTCACGAACGCCGATTTCGCGGTGTCCGTGTACCGGCACCGGATCGCAACGGTGTACTGACCATGTTCGGCGGCGATCCTTACGCGAACATCCGGCGCATGATCAAGGCGCCGGTGCAGCAGATGCGCACGTACCAGATTGCGCAGCCGCTGCAGACCCACTACCGGGAGGCGAGCTGCGCGGAGGTCGCGTGCCCGGCGCATGCCGCCGGCTGGCGGATGGGATACGACCTCACCGATCCCGAGCGCCGGGCGGCGGCCCGCTGGATTCGGGACACCTCCGGCCGCTCGTACACGTATGAGCTGCTGGAGGGCGGCACAAAGATCGTCTTCACGTTCCCCGCCGGTCAGCAGTGCTTCAAGACGCACCGCGTGCCGCTGGAGCGCGAGCCGTTCTACGTGGTCCGGGCGGGCGACTTCCGGGGAAACCCGGACGGCCAGCGCATCAGGCATCGGGCAGACACGTTCATCGATGCCTGGGAAAACGATCTCGACAAGCTGAACACCAGACGAGAGCAGGGGTAGGAAATGGCCGGCAAGTCAACCGGGTTGGCGTGGACCACGCTCAGCATCGACGACAGCGGCGGCACGGTCCGCGCTATCAAGAACGACATCCAGTCTTTCCAGTTCGCGCTGCCGCGCGGCGTGCTCGACGTGACCGGCGTCGACAAGAGCGCCATCGAGCGGCTGTTGCTGCTGGCCGACTTCTCGATCACGCTGACCACGACCGCGATCAACTTCGATGCCGCACCCTCGTTCTGGGACTGCTTCCACGACGTGCCGACGACCTCGGTCGCGCGCACCACGACACTGGTGTTCGCCAGCAAGACCCTCGCCCCCGAAGTGCTGTACACCGACTTCAATGTCACCCGTGGGCAGGACGGCTCGCTGGGTGCCACGGTGCCCGGCGTGCTGAGCAACGGCACCGCGCCGACGTGGGCATGAGCGGCGACGACACCGCGCCCGCGCTCTGGCAGCGCGGGCGCGTCACGCTGGTCTGGCCCGAGGGGCACGAGCTGCATGGGCTGCAGGTGGTCATGCGCCGCCGGCCGTTCGGCGAGGTACTCGATGAGTGGATCGAGGAAGACCCGCGACCGTGGGACGAGCTTGATCCAAAGGAGCGCATCGCGCGCACGCGGGAGAACGCGGGTGCGCTGGCCTCCCTCGTGCTGTCCTGGAACCTGGCCGACGACGACGGCAACCCGGTGCCGGTCGGTGTCGACGGACTGCTCGCCGCCTGTGACGACGTCATGATCGGCGCCATGCGCGAGGCATACACCTCGGCCACCTCCCGGGTGTCGCCCCCTTTGCCGAAGAACTCCGTCGATGGGCCCGAAGGGTGGGACCCGGGAGCGGATCAGGCACCGGTGCTCTGAGCGGCCAGGCCGAGGCGCTGCTGACCCTGCGGCACCTCTGCCGGGAGTACAAGGCGCTGCCCTCGCAGGTGATGGCCGAGGACGGCGGGTTGCTGCTGCAGCTGCTGGAGGCGGACGGCATCATCACGGTGGCCGAGGCCGAGGCGGCCAAGGGCCTGGTACCGCCGGAGGGCGGTGCGGAGTTCGACGAGTCGCTGCTCTGGGATATGGAGGTGATCGACGATGGCAGTCGGTAGCGGCGTGACGGTCGTCGTCGATGCGCAGAACAAGACCGCGCAGGCGTTCGGCGAGGCGGCCAAGGGTGCCAAGACGGTCGGCGACGCCGCGGCCATCGCCGAGAAGCAGCTCCGCGACATGGACGCCAAGCTCGACTCGGCGAACACCCGGGCCCGCAAGCTCGCCGAAGCCGAGGAGCGCGCAGCCGAGAAGGCGCGCCGGATGGCCGAAGACCTCGGCCGGCTCAAGCGGCAGCTGGCCGACACCGGCGACGAGTCCGGCCAGCTCGGTCGCAAGATCGACAGGCTGAGCACCGACACCCGGCACGCCGCCATCGCCACCGAGGAGTACCGGAGGGCGGCCAACAAGGCGGCGGCCGACGCGCGCGAGCAGGCGCGCGCCTATGACCGCGTGGCGGACAACGCGCGCCAGGCCGCGCGCGCCGTAGCCATGCTCGGTGCAGAGTCCCGGCTCGGCGGCGGCGGGCGCGGCGGCTTCCTCGGCGGGCTCTCAGGGATCTCCGAGGGGTTCCTCAAGCAGGGCATCGGCGGCGCCGGGGCGGGCCTGGAAGGCGCGCTCGGTACGCCGGTCGTCGGGCCCGCGCTGCTCGCGGCCGGCGCCGCCGCCGCGGTCCCGGCGGCCAGCTTCGTCGGCGCGGCGGCCGGCGGCGGCGTGCTCGCGGGGGCCGGACTGGCCGCGGCGGGAGGGGGGCTCGCCGGCGCGTGGATGGGTGATCCCGACAAGTACGGGCGCCAGTGGGAGGGGATGATCGATCGCGTTCGCAAGCGCTGGATCGACAGCTCCAAGGCGTTCGGCAACGAGCTGGACGGTGCGCTCAAGACGGCCGGGGCCACCCTCGACCGCCTGCCGATCGAGAAGGTACTCGCGCTGTCGCAGAGCTTCGTCGCCCCGATCTCGACCGGCGCGGGGCAGGGGGTGGCCGGCGCTGCGAACGGCTTCGCCGACGCCCTGGAACGCGTGCAGCCGGTCATCGACAAGATCGGCCCCAAGATCGGCAACCTGGGCCAGGACATCGGCGACGCGTTCCGCATGATCAGCGAGGGCAGCGAGGGTGGCGCCGACGCGCTTGGCGACTTCATCGATCTCGTTGGATATACGGTCAAGGCGGCCGGCGTGCTCGTGCTTGGTTTCGAAAAAGCGTACGAAGGTATGCGGAGTTTCGCAATCGGGGCATACAAGGCAGAGGCCGCCCTCTCCCCCATCGGCAACATCCTGGAACAGGCGGCGGGCAGTTTCCTGCACATCGGCAACACCTCGCAGGAGGTCGGCCGCACCCTCGACGACAGCAGCAGCAGCGCGCACGGCATGGCCAGTTCCTGGGGCGAGATGGCCCGGGCCGGCGCCGAGGCGGCGATCGACGCCAGCAACCTCAACAGCGCACTGACCGAGCTGCACGAGACGCAGCTCGCGATGGCCGACGCCAACATCGCCGTCGCCCAGGGGTGGATGGATCTCAAGGAGGAGCTGAAGGACGGTGCGAAGAGCCTCGACCTCAACACGCAAGCGGGCATCGACAACCAGCGTGCCATCGTCGGGCAGATCGGGTTGCTGGAAGCGCAGCGGCAGCAGGCCATCGCGACCAGCGACGGCAGCGTCGAGGCGGTCGACAAGGCGAACGCTGCGTACAACGCGCAGGTCGAGCAGCTGCGTCAGGCCGCCTACGCCGCAGGGTTCAACAAGCAGCAGGTCGACGCGCTGATCGCCTCCCTCGGCGCGGTGCCGCCCGACACCAAGGCGAACGTCGAGGTGCGCGGGCTGAGCGAGAGTCTGCGGCAGGGCGAGAGCCTGCGGCAGCGCCTCGACGCGATCGACGGGCGCGAGGTGCATGCCAACGTCTACGTCGCCTACCACACGCAGGGCCAAGCGCTCAACGCCCCGCTGCGGACCGGCGGCATTCCTCACGCTGCGGCCGGCGGGCCGCAGGGCCGTGACACCCTCGTGGGGGAGGAAGGCCCGGAGATCGTGCGGCTTCCCTCGGGGGCGATGGTCTACCCGCGCGCCAACACCAACCAGATGATGGCCGGCGGCGGGGGCGGCCAGCGCACGCAGATCGACTGGAACATCACCGGCGGCGGCTTCTTCTATGACATGATCATGGCGGGCCTGCGCTCGGGTGAGCTGCAGGTACCGGAATCCGCCATCGTGAAGTGAAGGGATAGACGTGCACCGCTACAAAGTGTGGAACGGCCCGATGCCGACGACGGCTGCGCAGGCCGCCGTCACGACCGGCACGGCGATCAAGACGATGCTGCAGATCTCCCCGCCCTCCACCCGGCAGATTCAGGTGCTGGGCTGGGGGTTCACCTGCGACGACCCGCCCGGCGCCGACGCCGTGATCGAGCTGCTCGACACCGACGTGGCGGCCACCGTGACCGCGCACGTGGCCAGCGGCGTGCAGCCGCTCACGCCAGGACTACCGGCCTCGCTGCTGACGCTGGGCACCGCCAACACGGGGTACACGGCGACGGCCGAGGGCAGCATCACGGCCAGCCGGGTGCACGACGTCGTGTCGCTCTCCTCTGTCTCGGCTGAGGCGGGCCCGTTCCTGACGTACCGGTACAAGTTTGACGAATGGGACGCGCCCATCATCGCGGTGTCGCGCTTCTTGCGCGTGCGGGCGACCACGCCGACCACGGCCGTGGACCTGCGCTGCTGGGTCGTTATCGACGAGTGATGATGATCCCTTCGTTCGGGCACGGGTCGTTGCGGCGGCGCCGGCGCAAGTGGGCGCACTCGCCGGTCGCCCCCGCGCGCCTCGGCGGCGGGCTGGGCCCGGGTGGGCCGTTCCTGCCCGACATCTTCCCTGGCGGCCGGCAGATCCTTGAGGCAGCGTTCGGCGCCGACCTCAGCGCCGACCCCGAGACGTGGACGTGGACGGACATCACGACGGCCGCGCTCTGGGATCCGGGCGGGAACATCCGCATCGGCTTCGGCGGCGAGTCGCTGCGCGCGACACCTGCGTTCGGCAGCTGGAAGCTGCTCAACAACCAGGTCGGCGGCGGGGACTGGACCATCGGCAACATCTACTCCCGGTACTGGCCGTACGTTCGCGAGAACACCCCGATCCGCGAGCGCCTCGACGTCGGCAACGGCCCGACGACGCGGTTCTACGGCTACCTGACCGGCGTACCGCCGGCCCGGGCGCCGGGCGCCGAGTCGATGGTGATGCTCAACGCACACGGCTACCTGCGCCGGCTCACGACCGGCCAGGGGCCCATCACGAGCGCGCTGCGCAAGGCGATCGAGCGCACGGTGCCGCGGGCGTACTGGCCGCTTGAGGGTGGCGCGGGGGCCGTCGTAGGTGCGTCGGTCGTGGTGGGAGTTGACGACCTACGCGTATCCAGCGGAACGGTGAGCTTCGGGGCCAGCGGTGACGATCTGCCGTCGTCGCTGCCGCTGGTCAACCTGTCGACCACGGGGGTGGCCGGCCAGCTGGCCGGCACGTTGCCGGCGCGCACCGCGACATTCAGCTCAGACGGCGAGGTCGACTGGCGCGTTGAGTTCGTCGTCAAGGCGGGCGAGATCGGCGCGGGTGAGTCGATCTCGATCATCGACTGGACCACGATCGGTTCCGTGCAGCGTTGGAACATCACGGCGAAGCCGGTCGCCGACGGCGGGTTGGTGATCAACTACTACACCGCCTCGACGTCGGGTACCTACACGTCGAGCATCAGCATCGGTGACGCGAAGTGGCACCACGTGCGCATCGATGCCGAACAGACATTGACGAATATCGCTATCACGGTCACGCTTGACGGCACCGCCGTTATCACACAGACGCTCTTTGCCATCGGGAACAGCGGCGACGTCAAGACGGTGACCGTCAACCCGAGCCTGAACACCGACACCAGCGTGCCGGGGTTCGGGCACCTCGCGATCTGGTCACGGTTGACGCACTTCGTCGTCGACACCTATGACGCGTTCCTGGCCTACACGGGCGAGACGGTGGCCGAACGCATGGCGCGCATCGCCGAAGACTGGGAGACCACCCTGCGCGTCATTGGCGATGCGGATGATCTCATGGGCCCTCAGCGTCCCGGCCGCTTCCTCGACGTGCTGCAGGACGCCATCGACGTCGACCAGGGGGCGTTGATCGACGGGCTGAGCCCGGGGCTGGACTACTACACCCGGCAGTCGGCGTACGCCTTGCCGGCCGCCCTCACCCTCGACTCTGCCCGGGGCGACTTCCCGCGGGCGCTGGCCGGCCAGCACGACGACCAGGGGCGCGTCAACGTCTACACCGCCCGCGACCCGTTCACCGGCGGCGACCGGACGTTCGAGGAGACCGAGGGCGACCTCGGTACCGACACGGTGGGGACGTACGACACCGGCGGCGACCACCGGGTGTACGACCTGGCGCAGCTTGATCAGATCGCCGCGTTCAGGGTCGGCGTCGGCACGGTGCGCGGCGTGCGGTGGCCGGCGCTGACCTTCGAGCTGGCCAAGACGTCCACGTCGAGGCTGGCCCAGCGCTGGCTGGAGGCCCTGCCGCTCTGCCGGGTCGACGCGCTCGGCATCAGCACCGGCAGCGACCCGGATCGCCGACTGCTGCTGCGCGGATGGTCGGAAAGCTGGAACAGCAAGCTCTTGACCGTCACGGCCACCGTGACCCCGTACGACGCGTACGCGATCACCACGCTCGGCGACACCACGAACGACCCCGACCTGTACCCCTACGTCGGATGGCTCGACGTGGACACGGTGACCACGGCGGCCGACCTCGCCCCCGGCGATACGTCGATCGTCGTCAACGTCACCGGCGCCACCCTCACCCACCCGGCCTCGCCCGACTATGCCGACGACATCGACGGCCTGTACATCAACATCGGGGGGATCAAGGTCAGCGTGACCGCGATCAGCGCGCCGTCCGGCAGCCAGCAGACGATCAGTATCGTCGGCGCCGACGTGCTGCGCACGCTGCCAGCCGGTACGTCGGTGAGCGCCTGGAACCCCGCCCGGCCAGGCTTGTGAGGAGAGCCCATGACCACCGTGTACGCCCTGCAGAAGTTCCGGGCCACCCTCGTGCAGACGCTGTACGACGACGTCGATCGCATCGAGACACCGCAGGTCGTCTCGTCTACCTCATCGAGCGCCGCCATCGGCACCTCGGCCACGGCGATCCTCACGCTGACCAACTGCGTCTTTCGGGCCGGCCGCGCCTACTCTGTCAAGATCGTCGGTGGCGTACTCTCTGACGTGGCCGGCCGGCTGGCCGACTTCGCGCTGTTCAAGACCTCGACAGCCGGCACGCAGTACGGTGCGTACTACCGCAAACGCTGCGAAGGCGCCTCGCAGATGTCGGCGATGGACGAGCTGTTCCTCCAGCGCAGCGCCGGCACCGACCTGACCTGCGACCTCGTGCTGGCCGTGACCGCCTCGGCCGGCACCGTCACCCACTACGCCGCCGCTTCGTTCCCGCGGGCGTTGATCGTCAAAGATGTGGGGCTCGCGACGGCGTGGAGCTTCGCGTTCGACGTGACGTGATCGGCATCTCCGCGTACCTGACGCATGGGGTATCATCACGATCATGGCGTGGAGAGCTGCACGATCACTTCTGGCGCTGCACCGACAGCTGCAGGCCGGCGCGCCGCGGGCGCGACCACCGGCAACAGGGGCCGATGAGTGGGGCCTGATCGGCGACGCGCTGCACGACCCGACGTCGGACCACAGCCCGCACGACTTCCCCGGCTGGGGCAACGACATCGTGACGGCCGCCGACTTCCCGAACCGGCCCGACCTCGGCCTGGACGCGCACCGGGTACTCGACGACATCCGGCGCTCGCGCGACCCGCGGGCGAAGTACGGCATCTCCAACGGCCTGATCTTCTCGAACCATCCGGTGGCCGAGCACGGGCACAGCTACGCCGCGTGGGACTGGCGGCCGTACCTGAACTCCGCCGGCCGGCCGCCGGCGGATGGGCACTACACCCACGGCCACCTGTCGGTGGTCGGCGACGCACGAGCCGATGGCGAGCAGCCGTGGGCGACGATCGGAGGATCGATGGCAGAGGACTACGGCCGCGCGCCGAACCCCAACGACGGCGGCACGACGCCGATGCGCGTGTTCGAACTGTGGCTCGCGGAGTTCAAGACGAAGAGCCCCGGGTACGGCACGCCGAGCCCGCGGACGGCCCAGCTGGACCGAATCGAGGCCAAGCTCGACGCCACCCTCAAGGCGCTCGGCGTTGCGCAGGCCGACATCGACGAGCTGCAGGCCCGGCCGGCGGCGGCCTGCGACCTCCCGGCGCTCGCGGCCGCCCTTGCCCCGCTGCTCGGTGGAGCACTCGACGCGTCCGCGGTCCTCGCCGTGCTGGAGTCGCCGGAGGGTCAGGCGGCGCTCGTGCGCGCGGACAACACCGCCGAGGACTCCTAGACCGCCGGAACGGTCAGGCGACCACGCGGGCCGGGGCCGGGCAACAAGCGGGTGCCGGGACTCCGGTCGGCGGGGCGACCGCGCGGGGCGAGGGCGGCGACGGGGACACCGTGCCGCCGCCCTCGGCGTTGCTACTGCTGGATCAACCAATGCAGCGTCACGATGTAGTCGCGCAACGCGTCGCTCTCGAACTGGTAGGTCCCGCTGCGCTCGGGCAGCAGCCCGCCGTTGCTGCGCACGTCGAGCCGCGTGAAGCTTCCGCCGGCCACCGAGAACAGCGAGACCGTGATCTCCTGGCCGGTCGCCACGGTGTGGGCGAAGGTGCGCACCTCGCCCGGTGCCAGGCCCGCGTAGTGGCTGAACGAGATGCTCGGGGCCTGCGTCGCGCTCTCCGTCGTCGTCATGCCACAAGTCTACCATGCATGGTGTACTTGTCAAGACCTGGCGTGCGGCCGGATCAGCTCGGCCAACTCGTGTTCGTGGCCTCGCCACGGTGAGCTGTATTCGATGCTGATGCCCTGCTTGCGAAGGAACGTCTGCGCCTGGTCACGGCGTTCGCGCTCGGCCCACTGCTCCAGGGTGTAGAACCGCGGAGCGTAGCTGTACGGAGACCCGTCCGTCTGAGTGTCGAGGCGGTACCGCTGGGCGGCCCACTTATGAGCGTTGTCGTCCGGCTGGACCGTGATCCACACCCGGGCCGCCTTGACGACCGTGCCGCGCTGGGTGGTCATGCGCCCGTAATGGTTGCCGTCGACCATGATGACGGGCTGGCCGACCTCTACGATGATGCTCATGTTGCAAGTCTACCACGCATGGTGTACTTGTCAATCCGTCGCATTGTCCGGAACGCTGGGCGAGGGGTCGAACATCTGGGCGACTGACCACGATGCGTCATAGTCAGCATGGTCGCTCCAGCTCCACGCCAACAGGCGCAAGGCGGTCCACAGGCCCGACATCTCGCCCGCGGGCGCCGTCATGTGGGCATCGTAGAATCTCGATGCCTCTCGCCATTGGTCGATCAACCATCGGCCGGCCTGCACGGCTCTCAGCCCGAACGCGGTGTCTCGGTACCGCGACGCTTTCGCCGTGGCGATGTGCAGGCAGCACGAGTCCCATTCGGTGTACCACTCTGGCTCCTGGTCCGGGTAGTTGAGACACGGCCCGGGGTGCCCGTCGCGAGCTGCGATGGTCGTGCGCTCGTCTTCATCGAGTCGCGCAGTGATGAAGTTGATCAACTTGTCGACGTTGTTCACGGCCTGGCCTCGTCGTCCGGGGCGAACGGCCTGCCGTACTCCATCCGGCGCGTGACGTGTACGACCCGCGCGCCGGAGTGGCCCACAAGGCACTTGCGGGCGTACTCGTCGGCCGCCGCCTCGGTGTCGTACTTCCCCTCGCCGTCCGGCGGCCAGAAGGACTCTCCCGGGGTGCCGAGCACCCGCGTCAGGTACTGAACGGACCAGTACTCTTCTTCGATGGCCATGACGTTGGTCATGATCTTCCTTCCACGTGTGTCGGGTCGCAGCGGTGCCGGGCGTAGGGGCGCCATGTCTTCGTGCTGAACGCGGTGACCGCGTCACAGGTGAAGCAGCGCATCCGCGGGGGCCCCGGGCGGGGCGGAGGGGGGCGCCACTGCTCGCCGCGCAGGGTCGCCTTCAGCTCCTCGATGCCGATGACGCGCATCGGACGCTCGGCCTCTGGGTCGAGCAGCGCCGCGCCGTTGGGCTTCCACGAGACCTCGCCGGCGGCGTTCTCGGTGCGCACGTAAGCCACCCATGCCCGCCGTGGGCGGCCCGGGAGGTCGCCGACCAGGCGCAGGCACAGCGACGCGACGATCTCGGCGCCGTCCGGCGTGGACGCCAGCGCGAACGTCGCCCGGTGTCGCCATCCTCCCGGCGGGGGCAGGGCGGCGCCGGCCTCGGCCGCCCTCGCCACGGCCAATAGCCCCGCCGGCGTGCCGGGGGTCGTGAGGTCGTACGGCTGGGCGGGGCGGAGGATGGCGTACGGGGCCGGCGGGGCCGGGCGCTGCCCGCCGAGCTCGGCCACGGCGCGATCGTGCGCAGCAGCCGAGCCCGGGACGTAGTAGTACTTCACGGGTATCGGACCATGCGGACCAGCGGCGGGCAGACGTCGCAATGCCCCTGGCGCATCTGGCGCAGTAGGCCCGCCTGCACGATCTCGCGGGCCGGTGCGGGCAGGCGCTGAACGGTGTCCGAGCCGTATTCGCCTTCCAGCCAGCGGCCGCACAAGCGGCACGAGTGCGCGCTCTTCAGCTTCCGGTACGTCATCGCTGCGTGTAGACGTTGAGAACCGACTTGGCCGTGCCGCCGAAGCTCGACGAGCGCGCGTAGCGCCTGCCGTCGCGGGTCGCGATGTAGCCCTTCAGTGACCCGGGCTTGCTGGCCGTGACCGCAATGGTCAGCTCCACGTTGTGGTGCGTCGGGTAGGCCAGCGTGAACTGAAACTGATGACCGCCGTCGATGCGCTGTCCGCGCGGGTCGTCCTCGGGGTGCTCGTTGGTGTTGACGTGCTGACCAGTGTCGTGATCAGTCGCGTCCATTTTGACGTAGTAGGGTCCGAACTCCTTCTCGACCCATGCCGAGATCGTGATGACTTTGAGTTCCCGACTGAAGTCGTCGCGCGCCGGCCAGGGCTCGGGCGGTGCGTTGGGGTCGACCTCCTTCTTCGGCTTGGCCTTCTCGGGCTTGCATGCCGCGACGCCGGCCAGCAGCGGCAGCAGCAGCGCACCCAGCGCCGCCCGCCGCCTCACCGCGCACCGCCCTCGCGCAGCGCCGCCTCGATCAGGTCGAGGTGCCCCCGGTACCCGGGGCCGATCACGCCGTTCCCGATGCAGCGATTGACCTCGCGCCGCACCGAGGCGAGCGCGTCGAGCGCCGCCGCCGTCCGGTCGCTGACGCCGGTGCGCGCCTCGGCCGGGGTGATGGCGTGGATCGGATGGTCGGGCGGGTAGCCGCAGATCTCGCGCGGCCAGCCGTCGCCAGCCGGGCGGCGCTCCCCACCGCACACTATGCCGCCTGGGCGCGAGGGACTGAACGCGTGCCGGTCCATCACCCCTCCGTCCGGATGCGCTCGGTGTCCGCCGCCCAGACGCCCGCCAGCTCCTCGGCCTCGGTGTCGGTCCACTCGTGCCCGGCGTCCTCGCCGGTCCACGCCAGCACCGCGCTCTGCTCGTGCTCCGGCAGGCCGAGGCGGGCGGTCAGCTCGACGTAGTCGATCGTGTCCTGCGTTCCCGTGTTCATCATGGTTCTAGTCTACCATGCGTGTGAGACTAGTCAAGGCTTTCGACGCGGACGAACACGCCAGGGGATGACGTCGGCCCGATCTTCTTGGTCTGCAGGTAGACCACCTGGTTGTCGTCTTCGATCACCCCGCCGTTGTACCGCGGATTCTTGCTGCGCGTGCCGAGCGCGTCGAGCAGGTTGCGCGCGAGCTTGTCGAGGTCGCCGGCGCCGTAGTCCAGCGGCGCCGCGGGGAGGTAGAACGCCGCGATCACCTCGACCGGCCCGGTGTAGGGAGGGGGGCCGTCCGTCGTCGGGCCGTAGGCGTCCCTCAGCGCGCCGGCCATGAGCGCGCGCCACTTCCCCGAGTCGACCACGCTGTCGTACAGCGAGCCGTTGGGACGCTTGGCCAGGCTGCCCTTGGTGCGCGGCCGCCCGGCGACGAACGTGTCGACGAGGATCACGAGCGGGGCCCGAAGCGTCGGAGGATCTCGTCGCGCACAGCTCCCACCGTGCGCATACCCGGAGGCATCGGCTCTTCCCAGTTGCGCGGGTCGGGGACAAGGAACATGAGTTCGTCGAGCAGATTTGCGAGGGTGCCGGGCGTGTGGTCGCTGGCCAGCGCCCAACGCTTGTAGGTCTTCCGCCCGCGCTCGTCGCTCTTGACGGGCTGCTCGTCGTACTCGACGACGAAGCCGGCGCGCACCAGCTCGCGGATCGGGTCGAGCTTGGCAACCGTCTTAGGCCAGCGCGAGAACGGATCCCACGCCGCACCGGGCGCGATGTCAGTGATCTCCGTCCGGGTGAACGGAGCACCCCACCTGCGCGCGTAGGCGAGGATGGCCCGGGCGTCTTCGCTCAGCTCAGCTTCGAAGCAATCGCCAAAGGCACTCGTCACGATCATCGCCTCCCCAGCGGTAGGGCCAGCTGGAACTGTTCGGCGTCGATGAGCCTGTTGGCCAGCGCGCGCGCCAGCACGCCGAGCAGCTCGCGGGCGAGGTCGGGCGCGCTGTCGACCGGCTGCAGCCTGATGCGCTCGGCGTACTCCGGCGCCGCCCAGGCCGGCCCGTCCCATTCGATGATCATTCTTCCTCCGGGAAAAGCAGATCGAGGGTCAGGCGGACCAATAGCACCGACCCGATGGTGGCGCCGGAGAGCAGCCACCACGACCAGTGATAGTGCCCGGCTGCCGCGGCCAGCGAGATGCACGGGATCATGCCAATGAGCCATCGCCACGGGCGGGAGAGCTTCACGGTGCCCCCTTGCGAGCGTTGAGCTTCAGCCATGATCGGATCTCGTCGACAACCCTGCTGCGGCCGGGGTCCTTCTGCCGCGTGACGGCGAGCCGGCTCTTCATGGATGCGGGGACCTGCTGCCAGCACAGGTCGCAGGCGATCAGCGCTCTCGGAGCGTCCCCTCCGCACCCCGGGCAGCGTCGCTGCGGCCCTTGTGCGCCGGGCCCTGACTTCGCCGCTGCCGCTTGGCGCAAGCCCTCGGCGAGGCCGCGGGCGTAGCCCGCGTTCCAGGGCATGGCGAATCGGGTCTCGGCAAGGGTCGCCGACGCGTCGCTGTCGATGTGGCGCTCACGCGCCGCCGGCGAGATGTACGCCTCTGGCGAGTAGTCGTGCCTGACCAGGCACAGGGCGCGCGCATCCTCGAACATCGCGCTGAGGCGCGCCTCGGTCTGTTCGTCCATCCCGCAAGTCTACCACGCATCGAGTACTACGCAAGCGTAGTCAGCGCGGGGAGGATAGCCCGCCGGAGCGCTGCGACGGTACGCTCTGTGCAACAGTCGCCCCCGGACCACGGGCGCCGGGTGTCACTGACGGAGGGGCCGGAGTGGATGAGTGAGCGCGGAGCGGCTACAGGTCTCGGGTTCCCGCTGGCGGGTGGCGTTCACCGCGATCCGGGACGTCGGCATGACCGGCCTCGCCCTGTGGGGCGTGTGGCACCAGGAGAGCACGGGCAGGGTCAACCCGTGGCTGCTGCTGACCTACGTCGTCATCCTCGGGCTGATCCCCGCGTCGCACGCGCTCGCGCTGCTGCGTACGCCGTCCTCGTCGGATTCGCCGGGCACGGCGTCGGCCCCCGATACCGCGCAACTGTCGCGGTGATCGGGGGCGTACTGTTCGTCGTCGTGGCGGCGGCGCTGCTCGCTCAGCATCTCGGGCGCTAGGCAAAAGCACGTTCGATCTGTGTCCGCGGGCAGCGTAGATACAGCAGCTGCCCGCGGCGTCGATATGCAACCCAACCAGCTCGCCGGTAGCAGTAGCCGGGAATTTCGCTGCGTACGAGATCTGCGCGCACTTCGGTTTGCAGCATCTCGGCAGGAAGCTCGCCGTAGCGTGTCATCCATTCATGCGCACTCTTGAATACAGCTTGTCGGATGAGATCGCTTGACCGCTCGCCGGACAGGTTGCGGAACATCATGTTCCGCCAGACATACCGGCCCGGCGCAGTCTCGCCCGTTCGGCCGCGCGATGCGCCACTACCCCGGGGCGCGGGAACGCGCGAACGCACGACAGCCCACACGGCGCCCGCCGGATGTACCAACACGATCTCTTGCCCGACACCGGTGAACGTTTTCGATCCTGGCGTACGTCGCGAGTAATGCGGGCCGTGGAGAGAGAATTCGCCGAGCCCATCGACAATTGCAAGCGCGCCCGGATCGCTCGACGATGATGTAGTCCATGATCCTGAATGCATACCAGTAGTCTACCATGCATGGTGTACTTGTCAAGCTGCGGGTCCGCCGTCGCTGGCCCGCAACGATGAGTCGGGCGGCACGGCGATGCCCGCCGTGATCAGCGCCTCGATGAGACGTTCCTGGTAGCGCATGGCGTCGGTGCGCTGCTGGTTGACGATCGTGTGCACCTCGACGATCGACCGCGTGTTGGCGCGGGTGCCGCGCAGGATCGGCAGCAGCACCGTGATGGACGTGATCACGCCGCCCACAGCGATGAGCGCTGTGGCGATAGCGGTGACGAGAGCGGCCAAGCTGGTCGACAGGGGCATGTGCTCAGCGTAAGGATGTTGAGCACCGGGTACGAGAGATGCATGGAGATCATCGTTCTCGTGCTGCTCGTGCTGGGGTTCGTCTGCTTCTTGATCGCCACCTTCGCGCCGGCGGGGCTCCCCTCCCGGCCGAGCCTGGTGCCGCTGGGGCTGGCCGCGTGGATTCTGACGGCGATCATCGCCGCCGGCCAGGCGATGCAGCACTGAGAAAGTTGCACGTGCAGCATCATTCGGCATCGAACGGTCATCGCGAGGTAACCGTTCGGGTGCGAGGATGGCCCGTATGACCGAGCGCCAGCGCTGGACCATCCTCGTGCTGACGCTCGTGGTCAGCTTCGGCGGGCTGGCCGGCTCGGGCATCCTGTACACCAACAATGTCGAGCGCACCGGCCGGGCGCGCACCGACCGCGTGCAGCAGGAACAGCAGGACGACCTCTGCGAGCTGATCAAGATCTTCAACGACGACACCGCGCCGCCGCCCAGCACCGAGCGCGGGCGGCGGCAGGTCGAGGCGATCAGGGAGTACCTGGCGCGACGCTGCTAGGGCCGCGGGTGTTGATCGGCGGTGAGCCCGCACCGCGGGCAGTGTTGGATCTCGGCGACCCAATGAGTACCGCAGTGGGCCGGCGCCTCGACAGCCGCACCGTCGCGCGGGGTGATGCGGTCGATGTCGTCCCACGTGAAGCCGGGCTTCAGCTGAATGGTTGCGCCGCGGCGCGCGGCCTTGAACTGCGTCCACGTGATCGGCTCACCGCGCCGGTAGTCCGGCAGGATCTTCCAGAGGCCCTGCCCGAAGTCGGGCCAGCTCAGGATGCGCAGACCGTTGCGTGAGTCTGCGTCCCACTCCTCGGGGGTCTTGGCGGCCGGCTGGTACGCGTCGACAACCTCGCCGCGGGCGGCGCGCACCGTGGCGGGCGCGGTGCACTGCATGCAGCCGCCGACGGGCAGCGCGGGGCAGTTGTTGCGCACGTGCGCCGGGGAGCGCGCCGCGTTCTCTTGCAGCGCCTCGACGTGCAGGATGTCGAGCGCACCCTGGAAGCTCCGGGCCTTCTTCACCAGCTGGTGAAAGCGCTGGACGGCCGGCGCCCGGCATGCCATCCAGGCGTTGTGCTCCCGGTAAGCCCAGTCCTCGATGGCGGCCATGTCGACGCCCGCCTCGACGAGGCCGGCCGTGGTCTCGCGCCCGTACTGGTCGACCCAGCCGTTGCGCAGGGCAGCTTCGTCGGAGCGCCACTGCTTCCGGGTGAACACCCCGAGGTCGCGGTACGCGGGCTGCCGGGTGGGCCGGAGGATGTACGCGTTGAGGATCGCGGCCCGCTGCGCCTTGCTCATCTTCGCCATGCCATCAGTCTACCATGCGTGGTGTACTTGTCAAGGGCCTGGCGGGAGGGGGGCCGCGGGGCGCATACTGCGGGGCATGGTGATCAGAGGTATCAAGGTCCAGCCAGTAGCGTGGATGACCACGGTACTCAGCGTGCTCGTCGCGGTCGAGGCAGTGAACGAGGGTGCTCACCTCCTGCCCGCGTCGTGGTCGCCGTACCTACTCGGCGCCATCGCCGTGCTGACCGCGGTGCTCGGCGTGCTCACGCACGGCGCCGTGACGCCGCTCGTGCGGCCGCGCGACGATGCCGGCGTGCCGCTGGTGCCCAAGCCCTCCGTGCGGCCCGCAGGGGACGGCAGCGCGCCGCCGAGCGCCCCCTTGGGCGGCATCGGCGGCGCGGGCATGCACAGCTGGTAGGACTAGGCGGACAGCTCGGCGATGGTCGCCAGCTCGGCGCGGATCTCGTCGAGGTTCGACAGCACGTAGTCGATGGCCTCGCTGCGCAGCTGGCCGATGAGCTGCAGCGCGTCGTTGCGCGCCGAGCCCGTGAAGCCGGTCCCGTCGTACGACCATCCGCGCAGCGACTCGTGCGTGTGGTTGATCAGGTAGGCGTATTCCGCGTCGGCGCAGGCGTTGACCTCGGCCGCCGTGAGGCTGGTGTCGTCCGCCCAGTCGGCCCGCATCGCCTCGATCGTCCAGTCCGGGCTGTTGATGCTGATGATCGTCATCGGTGTCCCCTTCGTTGTCCCCGTTCTCCCTGACAAGAACTACAGTACACCATGCATGGTGTACTGTCAAGCGTCGGATAGGGCGGACAGCACGAACGGCCCCCCGTTCCTGGGCGGGAGGCCGTTCTCTGTGCGTGCCGCGTGCGCACGGGGCGGCACTACCCGTGGGGGCTCCCCGATCTCCGGCCCTAGGCGGCAGGTGGCCGGTCGCACCGAGCGGGGGGCTGCGCGGGGTGAGGCTAGATGCCCGGGCCGGCCGGGGCCTGGTTGGCGAGGTACGCCGTGCGCTGCTGGGCGGCGAGCTCGGGCGGGAGGGTGGCCAGCCACTGCTCGACGGCCGGGGGCAGCGCGGGGGCGGCGGGGGCCGGGGCCGGCGGGGCGGCGGGCATGTAGTAGCCGTTGGCCGCCGGGACGCCGCCGTAGGCAGGCGGGGCGGGGGGCTGCTGGCCGTACCCGGCGTGCTGCTGCGGCGCCTGCGCCGGGGCGGCGTAGTTGACCTGCGGGACGGCGGCCGCGGGCGGGGCGACGAGCGAACGCGGCTCGGGGGAGACGAACTGCTTTGGCGCGCCGGCCGGCGCGTGCTTGTCGTGCCAGATCTTGCCGAACAGGTCCATCGCCGCGGCGAAGCGCGCCTCGCCGTCCGGGCGCTCGTTGCCCAGCACGTCGGTGCCGGTCTTGGTGATCAGGTATGGCTTGTTGCCCTTCGTGCCCTGCTGCACGACGCCGACCCGCCCGGGCTCGCCGGCGGCGAGCGCGTCGCGCACCGCCTGCACGAAGCCGAACGACCGGTCGTTGACGTTGGTGAAGCGGCACGGCACGTCGGACTCGTGGGTGTTTGGGCGCTGCTTGGACACGTCGCGGTCCTGGCTGTCGCCGTACTGCACCGGCCCACCGTCGACCACGGTCAGGTGGAAGTAGGCCTCGGGCCGCTTCACGGGCGGGTTGACCGACGTGTCCATCGCGTCCTCGTCCACCCGGATCGGCTCGACGATGATCGTCCGGCCGAGCAGGTGGCGGAACTTCGGCGCCGGCACCCCGGCGCCGCCACTGCCGTTGCGCAGTTGAGGCACGGGCGGGGCGATCGGCTGGCCCTGCTGGGCCGCGGGGGGCGCCGGGGGGTAGGCCGGCGCGTAGCTCTGCGACGGGTAGCCCTGAGGCTGCTGGGGCGGTGCGTACTGCGGATAGGTCACGATGACCCTTTCGTCGTGGGGTGGGCGCGATGCCCTGTCGGTGTGCAGTTGTCGGGTGGGCCGCGGCAGGTGCGCACACACCCGCCGCGGCCCCGTGCTCCGCTCCGGAGTCCGGTTGCACCGACGCGTCCGGCGTTCCTTTGCGCCTCGACGCTACCGCAATGTACACGACGCGTCAAGTACTGCGTCCATCATGCTGTGCGTAAGGGGCAGCCACACGACGGGGTACTGTCACGACAAGCTCTCCGCTGCGCGTCTCTGCGCGCCGGCCAGGCTCACCGGTTGTCCGGTCGACATACGGGCCGACTTCGCGTGGCCGCCGCTGGAGTCGAACCAGCGATCACGCCGAGCGATCACGTTCTCCCGGCGCCGCTCTGTCCAGTCAATCCGGAGTTTGCTTCCGGTTACGGGCGCAGACGGCCATCGTGCCCCGCCCCCGACTCGAACGGGGACCCTCACCCAGCCGGTCTTTCGACCGCTGTAGTGAGATGCTGCCATTACACCAGCAGGGCGGTTGGATCCTAGCGCTCGTAGTCGTCCGAGCCGGTCTCGCGGCCGACGCCCCAGCCGGTCACCCGGCCGCGGTCGTCGCGGTCGACGCGAATGTCCGCGGTCTTGGCGGTCAGATCGCTGTCCTTGACCCGGTGCTTGCCGACGTGGTCGTTGGCCGCCGCCGTCTCGCGGCCCCTGTGCTTGCCGAACATCTGCACTCCCCTGATCGTCGCGTTCGCTTGCCTTACAAGAAGAACACTACACCATGCGTCATGTACTGTCAAGCGCTACGGCTCATGGTTTGACGCTGATCTGCTCGCCCGAGCGCCAGATGCTCAGCGCCCGGCGCTGTACGGGCTCGGCGGCGGCGGCGCGGCGGGCCTCCCTCGCCTGGGCTACCAGCCTCGGGAGCTCGGCGCGCACGACGGCCACGCACGGGCCACACCAGTCGACGAGCTCGTCGGGTCCGAGCTGCACGCGGCGGGCGGCGTACCGGTCGTCCTCGGCGATGCGCTGCCCGCACCCGTTGCACGTGGTGATGACCACGTCAGTCCGCGATGACCTGGGGGAGGGCGGCCGCGAGACGCTGCGCCATCACGGCGTACCCGCTGTCGCTGGGATGCGTGGTGTCGAACCCGACGCCGACGTCGGACACGTCGAGGTAGCGCACCCGCGGCAGGAAGGCCGTCACGAGCGCGGGCAACGCCGCGTTGTAGTCGCGCTCGACCTGCTGCTGGGCCGCGTTGCCGTTCGTGGTCACCGGGATGCTCATCACCAGGATGACCGTCTTCGGCGAGCCCGCCTTGATCTCGGCAATCACGCTGGCGGTCGAGGCGAGCAGCTGCGCCGCCGTGCGGCCGGCGGCCACGTCCATCGTGCCGGCCAGCAGCAGCACGTACCGGGGCCGTGGCACGCTGACCACGTTGCGCGCCTGTGCGGCGAGCTGGTCGAGGGTCCAGCTACCGTGCCCCTCGTGCCACAGGGGCGCGGTGCCCTGCGTGCCGGCCCACGTCGCGCCGGGTACGAGGGCGGCCAGGGTGCCGCGGTAGCCGGTGCCGCTGCTGCTGCCGGCGCCGACCGTGATCGAGTCGCCCATCGGCATGATCAAGTAGCCAGGGTTGGGCTGCAGGGTGGTGCTCCGGGTGGGCAACGTCGCGGGGGTGGCCGCGCCGCCGCGCGCCGGCGCCAGCCAGGCGGCCAGCGCGGTCAGCGCGAGGGCCAGCGCGAGCACGGCCGCCAGTGCGCCGATGCGGCGCGGCCCGAGCTCTTCGTCGGGGTGGATCATCGCTGTACTCCTTTGATCGGGCAGGCCCAGCGCACCGCGCAACCGCCGCAGAAGCTCGACGGGCGCGCGGGCGTGGGACCCTGCGTGAGGGCGAGGCGCTGCGCCTGCCCCGTGGTGACGTGGTAGACGAACCAGTCGGCCGGCCACGCGGCGTCGAGGTCGACCTCGGGGGTCCATGTGCCCTTGCGAGCATCGAAGAACGTGCCGACGATCTTGACCTGCGGCGGCACGCCGAGCAGGCGCAACACCTGCGCGTACTCGCCGAGTTGCGACGTGTCGCCCGGCATCGTCGCGCCGGTCTTGTAGTCGCGGATCACGAGGGTGATCGAACCGCCCGGACGAGGATCGTGCCGCACGGTGATGCGGTCGATGATCACCTTGTACGCGACGGGCCCGTAGTTGGTCGACACGTCGACCGTGCGCTCGATCTCGATAGCCGGCGTCATCGTGGTTGACGAGTCGCCGGTCGCACGATCGATGGTGACGCCCGTCGTGGGCAGGGTGGCCGTGGGCTCGTCGGGCCGGGCGGCAAGGTAACGGCGCAGCATCTCCGGGCCGTTGACGCTCCACCAGGTCTCACCCTCGGCGCCCTTCTTGCTGGCGCGCCAGCGTGAGCGCGGCACCGGCTGCGATGCCTCGATCTTCTGGATCTCGGCCTCGAAGAAGTGGCGCCACGTGGCGTCACAGTCCATGTCCCACGGGCCGGGCACGACGTCCGGGCCGGCGCCG